GGAAAGAGATGTAAAAAATAGAAAAATGTGGTATGAAAAAAATCCAGAATATCTCAAAAAATATATAAGAAAAAAAAGAAAGGAAGATATCAATTTTAAGATTGCTGGCATTTACAGGTGTAGAATTTATCAAGCATTGAGAAATAATCAAAAAACCGGAAAAACTTTTGAATTGCTTGGTTGTTCAATAAAAGAATTGAAAATATATTTAAGTAATCGTTTTCAAAAAGGTATGTCTTGGAATAATTATGGTTATAATGGTTGGCACATAGATCATATTAAACCTTGTTCATCTTTTGATTTATCCATATCGGACGAACAAAAAAAATGTTTTCATTACACGAATCTTCAACCATTATGGGCAATGGATAATTTTATGAAAGGAAAAAAATTGGAGAAAGGTACATGATGACCCCGAACACGATAAAGCTTCCGATGCAGCCCGGGCTAGACAAAAGCAATTAGAGGCCCAAAGAAGAGCCATTGAAAAGAAAATTAGGGCCGTTCGTGAGAGATATAAAAGAGAAACGTTTTCTTCCTAATGGGAGATAATATTGGAGGAATAAAAAATGCCAAGATTTGATATTGATAGCTATAGGGCATCATTTCAAGGTGGAGCAAGACAATACTTGTTCTACTACAAACCAACATTTCCAGCCGGAATTGTAGGTGCTGATACTGAAAAGGCAACATATCTTGTAAGATCGACTTCTTTACCCGAAACATCTACGGATGAAATCGTGATGAACTGGCAGGGGTTCGATTATAAGATTGCTGGAAAGTATACTTACTCCGATTGGTCTGTTACTTTCAACGTTGATATGGACGCCAAAATTCAACAGATGATGATGAATTGGGCATCTCTTATCCATGACCCAACAACGAACATCTATTCTGCCCCAGCAAATTATTTTGCCGATCAGCAGATTGAGCTTTTGGGTTATGACGGACAACCGATTATGAAGTATAAACTTTATGGTGCATGGCCAAAATCAATTGGAACAGCATCATTGGATTATTCGGCAAATGACGTTGTTCAGTTTGATGTAATATTCACCTACATTTACCATGTCGCCGACAATGCTAAATATGGTGGAACAGTAACATTCGGATAATTTTAGTTACTGAAAACATATAAATAATAACGTCCACGCTTAGTCGTAGAACTAATGGATCGAAAGGGTCTAAAGGGACAATCTCTTTAGGCCCTTTTTTTATTTGGAGTGAACAATGCCAATAGTAAATTTTGACCTCAATACATATAAGACTAGATTTACTGGTGGAGCAAGACCATATTTATTTTATGTGTTTATTCAATTTCCTGCATCCACCAAAAATCAAATGAAGGGTAGTGGTGGTGCAAGTAACTATAGTGATGGTTGGCAAAAATGGTTGCTTCCCGCCGCCGAAAGTGTTTTGACTACTTATGGATTAGGTTCGGCAACAGATAAATGGCCATATCTTGTCAAGTCAACAAATTTACCAGAAATAACCATAGATGAAATTGTTATTCCTTGGCAACATTTAGATTATAAAATCGCGGGGATTACAAGATATGGTGATTGGACAGTAACTTTCTATATTGATGAGCAATACACTTTATTGGAAAAATTGGCAGCTTGGCAGCAAATGGTTCATGGTTCTGCAAATTCTAATGATTACGGTGATACATGGTTACAAACACACCATGATGTAAACTCTTTTAGACAAGATCAAGAGGTGCATCTTATAGATTATTCTGGTAATATAGTTATGTCATATGTATTGAAAAAGGTTTGGCCAAAATCAATAGGTGCAATATCACTTGATTATTCGGCTAGTGACATTTTGAGTGTTGATGTTACATTTTCAGTCCAATCCATATCATATGATTATAAACCAGATACGGCTGTATCTGATATTTTGAAGAGGAGTTACGAAAAGGCAATAAATTATATTAGGGGATAACATGAAAGCATCAATTGATATTCAATCCTATAAAGCAAATTTTCTTGGTGGTGCAAGACAATATCTTTTTTGGACACAAATAAATTTTCCTAGCTGGGGAAATGTATTACAGGCAACCTTACAAAAGGGTCTTGCTCAACGTGAGACAATGGAAGGTTTGATGGAAGGTGGTAAAGAGGCGGCCAAGACGGGAGCAACAGGGGCAGCTGCCACATTATCTGATACTGCATTTTTGAATAAAGATCAGAAAAAATGGCCTTATCTTGTCAAATCAACTAATTTACCATCATCTGATATTGAAGAAATTGTAACATCGTGGGTCGGCCAAACATATAAGATGGGCGCAAGAAGAATAGTAGATGATTGGACGGTTACATTTATAGTAGATAATGATGGTGCTATATTGAAACGTTTTTGGGATTGGCAGAATATTATTCATAATCCAGAAGCCAATATTTATGGAAAACCTATGTCATATATGGCAGATCAGGAGATACATCTTCTTGGTTATGATACAGGAGAAACTATTTGTGTATACAAATTGTTTGGTGCTTGGCCAAAAAATATAGGACAGGTTCAATTAGATTACTCAACAAATGATATTGCACAATTTGATGTAACATTTTCATACCAATATCATGTTGTAACAGAAAAAGAGCAGGGTGCATTGGCAAGTTTTCTTGGTCGTGCAGGTCGTTCTGTTCTTGCTGGAAGTATGGGTGCTATTACTGGCGGTCTTAATAACCTTACTCTAGGTAATATAGGTAATGCCGGTGGAACAACATCACCACCTGTAAATGCAGATGGTTTTGTAAATAAAGGAAATGTACAATGGTAAGGAGGTTTTATAGAATATGTCGAATTTTAAAAGGTATCTCAACGCGTATGAATTTGAGACTGTTTTGCCCGGAAGCGGTGAAAGTATAAAATTCAGACCCATAACAACGGGTCAAATTAAGAAGCTTTTGGTTTATGAGGGTGCCGAAGAACCAGAGATTATTGAAAAGGCATTGGATGAAATTATTGAAGGTTGTGTTATAAAAGAAGGATTTAGTATTTCAGACTTATACCTTCAAGATAGATTTTTTCTTTTGTTGGAATTGAGAAAGGTTACAAAAGGCAATCTATATCAATTTCAAAGTGTATGTCCAAGTTGCAACTCACAGTCTTTACAAACTGTAGATTTACAGAAATTACCTGTAAAAGTTTTACCGAGATTGAAGAAAGAAAAAATTTCTACGAAAGGTAAAAAGGTTGTTTTGGAGGAACCAGAAGAAACAAAGACACTTATTGGTTGGAATATTATAAAAATAAATAATAATATTTCTTTGAGAATGTGCCCTATTACAAGGGGTATGCAAATAATGTCCACAGAGTTGATGAAAGCAAATTTTGCCGATGCGAAACCAATGGAACAGGCAATGAATTTAAGTTCGATTATTTTTGCACTTTCTATTCAAGAGGTGATTACCCCTTCTGGTGTTGAGGGTGATTTGAGTTTGGATGATAAGATATATCTTCTTGATAATCTAACTCAAAAAGAAACTGAAAAAATACCAGATTGGTTTGAAAAAAATAATTTTGGTGTTGACCTTAAATTTGATGTTTTATGTCCTCAATGTGGAACAAAAGTAATTAGGGATATTCCATTAGAAGATTTTTTCTCATAATCTATATGTTGTGTTGTGGTACGACATTGCAAACGATAACTGAAGAACAGTATTATCTTGCTAGTCGGGCTCATATTAGTATAGAGGAAAGTAACCTCTTACCGGATTTTGAAAGAGAAGCTTTATTGAATTTGGTTATTCGTGATATGAAAACCAAATCCGATAATATGAAAACTGCACATCAGCAGCAAAAGAGGTAAAAATGGCGATAAGTAGACCTTTATCATCAGAAATACAAAGAACCATCGACTCAATGGGTGGTGAAATTGCAAAAAGTTTCACTCAAGGCTTATTGAAAGGAATGGCGTCTGCTTTACCTAAAGAAGTAAAAGATATGTTTGGAGGTACAGGTATTTCCAAACCTGTTATAGGTTCTGAAAGAACAAGTGGACTATTTTCTAATAAACAGGCGGAAAGATATCTTAAAACATTACAAAGAACATATAAAAAAGGTGAAGATGATAGAAATAAAATATACCTTTGGTTTTTGAAAAAACAATGGGGCCCATCTTTTCTTAATATGTGGTTTAAACTGTGGAATAATAAGATAATTTATGGTATTAGAAATTCTTTTGAACGCGTCACGGGTTTTATTCGACAACAATTTAATGATATATTTGGTGAATTTTCACCTATTATTGATCTTATGAAAGATAGTTTAATCCATGTAAAAGATTTGGTGATGGGCTCATTTAAATTTGCTTTGACAGCGGGTAGAATGTTTAAAAAAATTACTAGCAAATTACTTGATGATGAAGGCCTTAAAAAGTTTTGGACGAAAATCACCGGCGGTATTAAATCTCTAAAAGATGGAATAGTTAATAAACTTGATAAAATTCACGATTATCTTAAAAAGGCTGGTTTATTCATGCTGGCAGGTAAAGCCTTTGGTGGCGCAGGTAAAATGGCAAAATCGTTATTTACTTCTACGGGTATGGCCAAATTACTTGGGTTCCTTCTTAAAGGGGCAGTTATTATGCTCCTCGGTGGTGGCCTTTTAAAAGTCATTATTGCTTCTTTACCAGAAGAACTTAAAGGTGAGTTATCAAAACTTACTGGTGAAATAGCCAAATTATTAGTGTCTGCTATTAAAGGTGCCTGGTCAGCTGTAAAGTGGATATTTGGTAGTTTATGGCCTGCGGTGAAAAAAGAAATTGAAAAAACTTGGGGCCCCGCCGGCGTAATGGGATTATATATTGCGACTATTGGGTTAGTTGGATTAAAAATCTTAAAAATGGCCCGCGGGGCTCAGCAGGCCGCAACAGTTATTGCCAGCTCGGCCGATCTTGTAACTAGGATATTAACTAGTGCGAGTAAAAAACAGGCAGCTACGACTGTGGCCACTACTACAGCTACGACAGGGGCAACCGTGGCGGGCACCGCAACCGGTGTAGGAATTGGTGCCATGTTAAAAAAGGGTGCTAAGTTTTTTGGTAAGGCGAGTGTAGTTGGGCTTGTAATTCAGGCCATTTTCACTTTATTTGAAGAGGCCGCGGGCAATGATGCGGAGTTAATTGCTAAAGCTAAGGGAAAAGAGGGTGCAGGTTTAGTAGAAAGATTTCAGTCTTTTATTGCGGGGTTGATTTCTAATCTTTTATTGGGTCTTGTTGATAAATCAACTATCCTTAATATGATGGGAGCTCCCGGTTCTGCAGTAACTACAGGACAGGCGGCCGCCGCACAAATTCCTGTAAAAGATTTTAAAGATATGCCCGCAATTTCAAATGAAAAGATGTCCTCTGGAAATTTAGGGCAACAGTTAAATAATCCGGGCAATATAAAATCAAATCAAAAAACAGGACAGGCTTATATAAAAGCCGGCCTTGCGGAAGATAGTGGAAGAAAGGCGAAAGATGGTAGCACGTTTTTAAAATTTAAAACACCGGAAGCCGGTTGGAGTGCTATGAATGATGCATTACGAGGCAGTTTTACTGGTGATACCGTAGATGAAAGAATGAATAGATGGAGCAATAAAGGGTATGGTGCAGCCGGTTTAGGTTTAGGTGCCATGGCCAATAAAAAAATGAAAGACCTTTCAGATGAAGAAATGAAAGATCTTATGCATAAAATGGCAACTAGGGAAGGGTATTATGCTGAAAGTAAGGGTGGTGCAAAATTGCCTAGTGGTGGTCATGGTGGTGGTATAAATGTTCCCGGTAGTTTGGGTGGTAGTGGTATCCTTGCCGGCCTCCTTGCCGGTGGTGATCCTATTGCAATGGCTATGTTTGGTAGACAAATTGCAGAGTTTGAGAATGAGGTTGGTTTGACAAGGAATGAAATGGGAACAAAGACTAACGATACAGGTCAAACTTCTATGAATTTGCAGAGACAGGAGGCTTTACTTGCTAAAGAAGAAATGACATCTAAGGCGGCGACAAACGCAATGTCAGATTTTGTCCCTACACCCGTTCCTACTGGAACAAGTAGTCAAATTACAGCGGGAGGTTCTACTGGTGGTGTAGTAGGTGGTCCAGAACCACCACCATCATTAGGTGCTAATGATATTGTTCAATATATTTTAGTGAATAATGGGGAATAGAGGCATATAATTATGAGTGATCCGGTATTTAACGCAGAGATGGGTCGGGGCCCTAATGTTCCCGCAGGCAACAGCTCTATCATCTATAAGGATATGGGTGAGCGCTCCGGGCAAGGCGGTGGTGATCCTGTCATTAATAAAATGATGGGTCTTGGTAAAGATAATACTTATAAAGGAAAAATAGATAAACCAACTGCTTTAAAAGCAGGTACAAAAAAAGTAAAGTCTAATCCACAGCCCGTAAGAACAGATGATCAAAGGGAAACCGCAAGCTCGGAGGCGCCTTTCACAGCGGAGGTAATTTATAGGCCCTCTTTATATTATAATTACAATGAGGAGTATTCCTCTCATGTATGGCTAAGGTTGACAGCAAAACCTATTGAGAAACAAGCCGCCTGGGCAAGGTCTGATAAAGGACCAATTACAGCCGGTGCTAAAAGGTTCGAAATTAATTTTTTGGCTCCAAATGAAATACAAGAGATTGTTTCTCATGAATGGGGCCCATATGAAAGTGTTGCTTCAAAAATCGCTGAAAAGGCGGCCTCCCTCGGTAGATTTGAATATGAATTTAAAAATCTTCAAAATCAGTGGAAAAATTATAAAGAAAGGGCGGATAAAAATCGGTCTTTAACGGGGCAAACAGTTTCTAAAATTGTGCAGGGCCCGATGGATACACTCCACCACCTCGCCGTCGCCGGTTCTGGTGCAGATATTAGGCAACAAAGAGTAGATACTACATTGGTTTATAAAAATTCAGAAAGAAGAAAATATGATTTTGTTTTTTATCTTGCGGATGTTGGTGCGAACCTTTATGATGAAGTTATTTATCCTGTAAAACTTTTACAATATTTATCATCACCATCAAAAGATAATGATAGGGGTAACGCTTCTTTAGCTGACATTAAAGCCCCCTTCTTTTTTGAATTGAGCACTTGGCCAAAAGATTATATAAGAGTAAAATATGCGGCTTGCACTTTAGTACAACCAACATGGAAGGGGCCATATGTAAATGGATTGCCTTCATCATGTGAATTACATTTATCATTTGTTGAAATTGAACCTCTATGGGATTCAATGTTTGTAGATGATAAAAGAATTACATCATCTGCCAGATTTAGTAATGCCTCAGAAACATTTGCAACACCATCGCCAGAGTCATTTGGTTCCGGTATGTAAGGGGGGAAAGAAATGCCATCTACGCTAGTAACAGATTCTTTTGAGGACTTGACAGGCCATCCTTTGGAGGTAGTTTCTTATTTAAGATTATTTCCTATTATGTTAGATGATGATGGGGAGTATTTTCTTAATATTTTTAGATCATATTCTATCAACGATGATCTTCTTATTGATTCTCTTTATTTTGAAACATATGAAGTAAAAGAAGATGATTGGTGGGAATTGATAGCAAATGACCTTTATGAATCAGTAAATTTTTGGTGGATACCACCAATTGCTAATAAGGTAGTAAATCCTTTTGAGGAATTGGAAATAGGTACAAACTTACAAATTTTGCGAAAATCTATTTTACCTATTTTGGTAAGAGAAATAAGAGATATTGGAACACTATAATGTCAAATAATCCAGATACCTCTCAAAATTTATCAGATCATAATAATCTTCGTGTTGCCATTACAACACAGTTAGGTGTTGCTTTTGTGGATATGAAGGATATCGTTGAGCTGACAATGATAGAGGATATTTTTTCCAGCTCTATTGTTGGTAAACTTATTTTTATTGATCGGGCCGGGGCTCTTGAGTTATTATCTTTCGCCGGCCATGAACCATTGACTGTTATATATGGTGAAGATGGTGATATACAAAAGGAATTTATAATTTTTTCTGTAAATGCAATTAATTCCATTGGTCAATTAGAAAATTATGATATGCAACAAGTAGAATTATATTTTGTAGAACCTTTATTCTTATCCCTTACTCAAAGAAGATATAGTATTTCTTGGAAAGATAAAAAAATATCGGATATCATAAATGATATTATATCCAATCTGTTATTAACAGATGGAAAAATTGCTCAATTTGAAAATACAATTGAAACACTTCCTTATTTTTATATGCCTTATTGGACACCAAAGGAGGCATTAAAATGGTTAATAAAAAGGGCATCGGGGTCTGAAACTTCCATGCCAGGGTATTTATTTTATAGTAATTCAAAAGGGTTGAATTTTGTTACTCTTGAAAAACTTTTGAAACAAACAGAATTAGAAAATGACTATAAAGGAAATCCATTGAGATATTATCTTCAATCAAAGGCACCAAATGACCCTAATAAAATATTAGGGTTCACTACTAACGGAATTGATTATCAATCATTTATTGATTTGAAAGGTGGTATTAAGCATGGATTTGATTTTGAAACAAAACAAGCTGTTACAAAAGAATATGAGTATTCAAATGTTATTTCAAAATTTACTATGTTAGGTAAAAAAACATTGTTCTATAATATTGATGATACGAGAACGAAGTATGAGCTTGAAGGTGATAGCGATGAAAAAACACTTCAAAATATTGCATGGCATGAATTTATTCGAAGATATGTTCAGCAATATCAAGTTCATATGACGGTCAAAGGACATGAAAGAAGATATGCAGGAATGGTAGTGGATATTATATGGCCAAGTACCAAAAAAGAAAATTTAATGCATAAAGCCTTGGAAGGAAAATATTTAGTAAAATCTGTAACTAATACGTTTAGTAGTAAATCACAACCATATTGGAAACAATTATTGGTGCTTTTAAAAATAGCATATACTGATTCAGATTACAAGCAATTAGTAACGGCAACAAAGGTTAATTTGGATACAAAAACAACAAAAGTAGGTAAAGCAAGATAATGAAGCATAAAATGAAGGATATGTCACTTCCCCGTGAAAAATTGTTGGGTATTTATCGCGGAGTTGTGGAAGATAATAATGATCCCCTTTTAGCCGGAAGATGTCGGGTTCGTGTTTTTGGTGTTCATACGGAAATGAAAACAAAAACGGCCGTGGAAGGAATACCAACCGATGAATTGCCTTGGGCACAACCGGCTTATGGTTTAGTTGAGGGGTCCATTTCACAGTATGGATGCTGGGCTGTTCCCCTTCAAGGTTCTCATGTTTTTTTATTTTTTGAAAGTGGACATATTCTTCAACCAAGATTTTTTGCTACAGTGCCGGGTATTGTAGCCACTGCCCCTGATGCCTCAAAGGGGTTCAATGACCCCGATGGAGTATATCCAGATAAAACTGGTGTAGATTTCCATCCCGGTGCAGGAACGTATCCACATAATATTGTGTTGTTTGTCCACGGTGGTCATATTATTGAAGTAGATTCAACGCCAGGTGATACAAGACTTCATGTTCGCCATGTATCGGGGACGGATTTTCTTATAGATCATACAGGAAATATTATTATTGAGGGTGTTGCAGATAGAACGGAACATATTGTTGGTGACGAAACAATAAATATAGATGGTACAAGAACTGTAACTGTTGTTGGTGATGAAAATCATATATGGGATGCAAATAGAACAGAAACGGTAACAGGGAATAAGTCATTGACCGTAAATGGAAATTACGACATAACCGTAGGGGGAAACGTAACTGTAACGGTTACAGGTAATTGCACAGTTACAGCTGACGTAATAAATTTAAACTAATGGGATTATCTGCGGCCAGAATAACAGATCAAACACATGGAACGTGTTACGATCAATCACATAATCAACCGGTTAATACAGGTGGGATGATCCTTACTGGCAGTTCAAATGTTTTTGAGAATAGTTTGAGCGCTGCTAGTATAGGTGACATTGTGTTAAGTTATTGTGGCCACGTTGGTATTATTATTACAGGATCGGGTAATGTAATGGTGAATGGAAAACCTCATGCGAGGTTATCGGATATACATTCTGGAACATATCAAGGAACTATTATATCGGGTTCCGGTAATGTAATGGTGGGATAATGTCAGTATTAAGCGAATGGTTGGCGGTTTTACCAGAAACAATAATTCAAACACAGAACAGTATTGACAATATTGATGTTCAGCTTGCCGACCTAACGGCAAAACAGGGTGCATTGAATAGTGTGTTGAGTACGATTACTACTGATATGACAGTAACGTTACTGCCCGCTAAGGCTAAACAGTTACCAGAATATACACCTTATGTGTATTCGTATGGTGGTTATGGTGCAACGAATGTTTCAGAGTGGGTTGTATACAGTATAATGAACATCTCTGTGACCCGTGAAGATGATACAAGTTTTTATGCACCATCGGGAACATCTTTATATTTCCCGGGCGGAACAGTTATAACTGTTGATGATGGTGGAGCTGTTTCTGGATGGCTCGATTTTACTGTTTCATCTTATACACCTTCTGGTGCATCCGGTCTTGTAACGGTTTCGGGTAATGTATTGCCGGGTACTATTGTAAGGGTATTGGAAAAGACGTATGTTTATGGTGGTATTGGCTGGGACAGCGATGCAACCATTACGGAAAATATAAATGATTTTGTTTTTACTTACGACCATTTGACACAGCCATTGGGTTTGGGTGGAACATACGGTATAAATGATATGATAACAAAGCTCGGAATTGGTAGAGGTATCTTGGTGATAAATAAAGCTAAGTATACTGGGTCATTGACAACATATGATAGGTTCGCATAATGATAAAAACTAGTAAGATAACATTTACCATCAAGGATGTTTATTCTGATTTTGATGGTGAGATGTCGAGACAATCTGATGGTGACGTAAAAAGAATTACGGATTATGATTCTGTGAAAGCATCTATTCGAAACATTCTTCAAACATCAAAAGGTAGTCGAAGAATGATGCCAGATTTTGGTGCCAGTTTGGAAAAGTTTCTTTTTGAACCTATGGATGATAATACAGCCAGAAGAATTGGTGCAACAATTCTTGAGGAACTAACATATTGGGAACCGAGAATTGTAGTCGAAAATGTAAACATCGAAGCGGATTATGATAACCTTCAATATAATATTTCACTTTCTTTTACCATTGAAGGTGCTGGCACACAAAATATAGAAAGATTGATATTCGTGTTGAGGAGAACATAAAGATGGCAGAAATAATGGTTCCAAAATATTTGGATATAGATTTTGCAAGCTTGAAAGAGAGAATAAAAGACCAATTGGCTGATACGGCCACTTTCAGAGACTATAACTTTGAAGGTAGTAACATATCTCTTATTATTGAATTGGTTTCTTATTTGGGTGCACTTACAACATATTACTTGAACAAGGTAGCCCAAAATCAATACATTGATACGGCAGACATTTATGAAACAGTCCATATGTTGTCGAGATTGAGAGGATATAACCCACAAGGTTACAGATCATCTGCAACAGAAGTTACGGTTACGATCAGTACATCTGGTACAGATGTATCACCAGGTGATGAAATCAATATTCCTGCTTGGAAAACACTTTCCTGTGCGACATTGGTAGATTCGAATGGTGATCCACTTAAATTTGCTACAGTGGCAAGTACAACGATTACTGTTCCTACCTCAGCCACAACATCTCATACCTTTACACTACCTGTCCGACAGGGAATTGTAACAACATATAGTTATAAAGGTACTGACTTGATTGAAAACGCTCTTTATCTTCCATTTGAAAAATTTGATTATGATGATATTGATGAAACAACAACACCGTCTGTTCAAGTGGCTGTTGGAGATGCTATTTGGACAAGGGTATCTGATTTTTATAGTTTACTTTCCGGTCTGGAAGATTTGGAAACGGTCTATATGTTTCGATTTGATAAGTACCAAAAATATATTATTGATTTTACAGAACAAAGAAGTGTTCCTTTATTAACCGATGATATTGTAGTAACTCTTTTGATAACAGAGGGTGTGGATGGTGGGGCGGCCGCCAGTGAAATTACAACACCGGAAACAGAGTTTATGTATAATCGTACAACACTTGCTTGGGTTGATAACGATACTTTATCTATAGCAAATGCAGATGCTTCAACAGGTGCTTCTGATTTTGAAACGATTGATGAAATCAAGGATGCTTCAACTGGTGCACTTCATTCCCAGTATAGAAATGTTACAAAACTTGATTATACTACACATCTGGAATCACGTTCAGATGTTGTTGTTGCCAATGTTTGGGGAGAACAAGATATTGCACCATCCGGTAGCATTCAAGAATATAACAAGGTTCATATTTCTCTTATTCCTGATGTATGGAGTGACGGCACAATTTCTACATATGTTTTGAGTGCAGGTGCAACAGCAGATATTGTAGCCCCCTCAGCATACTTTACTGATTGGACAGAGGAAATATCTACATATCTTGAACCAAGAAAAATGATCTCTACATACGAGCAGTATGATTTACCAGAGCTTGTTTATTTTTCTTTTGATGTTGGTATTCGTGTAAAGAGGACATATGTGTATACAAATGTTATGAATGATGTTCGTAGTAAATTGGATTACTATTTTAGTTCAATAAACAGATCGTTCAATGAAACAATTTCATTCCTCGATATTCAAGAATATATTTTGGATTCGACACAAACATCTGTAGACGGTGAGACTTGGGCACAGGTGAAAGGTATTCAGAGTTTGGTTATTCGTGATATTGATGTTTTGACACATACCGTTTATGAACCAAATGTAATTGGAAATTATCCGGTGTATGCCACAGATTCGGCTACCTATTCTGAATACGAAAATAAGCTGAGAAAAATTACATTGGGTTTCAATCAATTCCCACAGATAGCTATTGATTTTTGCACATTTACTGAGGAAACGTAATGGGAAAATTCTGCGATTCGCCATATTTTATTATCAAGGATTTTGTTGAAAATATAGACCCATTTGGAACATCTTTTCCAAAAAAGGCTCACTTGAAAGGGCCTTCGTCGGGAATGGTTGCTAAGTATGGTTATGGTGTAGACCTGTTCATAAAGGCCGAAACTGGTTATATCAGAATAAAAGGTGTTCCTGTTGGTGGTTATCCAGAAGATAATATTTTCAAGTTTTATATGCCAACGGACAATTACAGGATATCAGATATTACTTGGACAGAATTGGCAGATTATGCTGGATATGAAGTGTATTTTCGAAAGGATGCACTGTTTCACGATTATGTAGACGAGGAAACAACGTGGGAAACAATCATCAATACGAACAGAGTGTTTCTTTATTTTGGAACTGTTGCACCAACATCTGAAAACTATTTCACTATCTGTTATTATGGGATGAAAGATTTTGTTGTCAATGCATTACCTTCAAATAACAGAACAGATAATATGACAACATTTTTACAGACGAGTTTTGATGAAGTGTATAATGAACCATATTACCTCATTCGAAACATTTACACACAGTCTGATCCACACGAAATCAATGAGGATTACCTGTATTATATTTCCAATATGTATGCTTCCCCTATTCTTACGCCTATTGCATCAGATATACAGAGGAAAAGAGATTATGTCGAGGGACTACCTGCTCTACTTAAAAGAAAAGGAACGTATACTTCTCTTTATATTATTTGGAAAAATATCGTTGGTGACAATCCAAATCTTATGAACATTTATGAAAGATGGCATCAACCTATGCCACCAAGTGCTGGTGATAACCCATATCCATATTTTGTCGATCATCTATATGTTACATATCCAGAATATAATCATACACCACCCACAGGCGGTGCTGGTGTTGGATATTATTGGAGCCCATCTGTAACAGGGACGGGGTATCCTACATATGATTATGATACCGGTATGATTTTATCACCACATTATAAGATGGAAATAGACCTTACAAATGCGCCATTTGGGGATGATTATATTATTGATAAAATTTTGATGGACAATTTAATTACTGGATGGGAAACTATGAGACCGGTTTCTCGTGTTGTTCATTACCAAAATGTTATATCGCCTTTGGGTAATTTTGGTATGAGAGCTAAGTCCTTGTATGGAAGCGATTATAAAGCATTTTGTATAACAAGAGGTTTACAACGAGCAGCTTTACCTTACAATACTCAGACCGCTATTTTTACGAAATCCGGTCTTAGTGATACTTGGGTTGTAACACATAATTTGAATACAAAACATCCTATCATTCAATTTTTCGATACAGATAACAATCAAATTATTCCAAGTACTGTAGAATATCTTACAATGAATAGCGTAAAGGTTACTTGGGCGTTCCCCGCAGAAGGTACTGCCTTTATATGTATGCCTGATAGTACATATACTGAATTAGCCGCTTCTGCATCACAATGGATTGTAGATCATAATTTGAGTAAATATAATATAGTCCAGATTGATGATTTGGCCAGTGAAGTTTTCATTCCTTTATCTATTATTGCCACAGATGATGATACAATGACGGTAAATTTCGTTTACAATCAAGCAGGAACATTGGCTATATCAGATGTTGATTATAGGTACACATCTACGGGGGCATCGACAAGTTGGGCGGTAAGACACAATCTTGATGCATTTGGCGTACAGATACAATGTTATGATGAAAACGATAATGTCATTTATCCAGAAAATGTAAATATTGTATCTTCATCACGGATAGATGTAACATTTTCCGAGGCAGTATCTGGTAATGCAGTTGTTCGAAAAATCGGTTCTCGTGTTGCCGATATGGATGGTATCGTCAGCAAGATTGATTTCTTGGCTATTGGTGATGAAGGAACTGGTGTTGATCGTACATTCAATCCTGCCGCTTCCGGTAATTCATTACAGCACGAAACGATGAGGTTTGATGTTACAATTACATACGATAACGATTATTATTATGTCAAGGCAGACATTCCACAAACATCCAACGATCTTTATATTACAGAGATGGGTCTTTTGCACGAAGGTAATGCTCTACCAGATGAATTATTATGGTATACATATAATAGTTCTATTTATAAGGCAGCAAATAGTTACTTGACAATATTTTATAGATTACAGAAAATAATTACATAAGAGGTTTATTATGAGAACACATTTCTGGTTTTTTATCCAAAATGAGGAGGGGCAGCCCATAGAGGATGCTAGTGTATCCGTTTATCTTGCTGCGTCTACAACACCCGCTATGGTTTATTTGGCAGAGAACGGCGGAACTGCTGTTGATACTGTAGCTAATCCTATTTCTACAAGAGACGATGGTTATTTTGAATTTTGGGTAGCCGATGCTAATGATGTAAATGGATATACGGGTCAAAAATTTAAGATTACTTGGACAAAGCCGGGCATCATTGCTGATGGTGTTGTCGATTTTATTGAAATTAGTTTGTCAACTGCTGAGGTTGACGAGACAGATATTGATGAAACAAAAAATAAAACGGTAAGTAACTATTTGGCAAAAAGTTGGAGCGGAAAAGCGGGTGTTGTTACCAAAAGAATTACTGCAGAAGAATGGATTTTGGATACCGGTAACTATTATGTAGATATTGATCATTATCTTGAAAATAATTATCCAGTGGTTATGGTTTATGAAATAAAAGATATTGCTGATAATGATGTTAATCTTTCTGTAGAGGCTGTTATTGATTGTTCAAAAGGATCATCTACTATCAGAGTGTGGAGAGTAGATGCTACTGAAACACAAATTACGATTATAGGATAAGAATGAGGCTTATAAATTATTTATCGTACTCTGGGCAAGATACAAAAACCAATATCTTTCGTGCATTGTCAATAAAACTGACAGAGAAAGAAAATATTGGTAATCGCGAGATCGTATCTGAAATTACAGAGAAGTATAAATTAAATAAAGATATTATAGATGTTGTTACCTCTTTGAATAAGGAATTGAAGAAAGAGTATCGTGGTAAGTTCAAATTTGATTTCTGTTTGGAAGGTATTGAAATCGAAAATCTCCGAGCGAAAAATGCCGATAATATCAAGAAAAAATTTTTCGAAGTGAGTAGCCAGTTGGGGAGATTACAAATCCACTTGGAGAAAAAACTTCGGGATAAAGAAGATACTCCGTAAGTTTCACACCATATTGATTTTCCAAAACATTTCCTGTATAATTATAAACAATAAGGAGATATAATAATTATGTCCAAACGCGACAAGAACGGTTATTATGTCAAGAACAGTGATTTGTTGGCTGAGATCGTTGAATTTAAAAGAACAAGTAAGGCTTCTGAAGAATTGGGCAAGATGCTCATGACTATTGCGGAAAATTTTTCTTCGAAAGGCAGTTTTGCTGGATATACCTGGAAAAAAGATATGCAATCTGAAGCGGTTTTAACTTGTTTAAAATATATAAAAAATTTTGATGAGACGAGATCGACAAACGCTTTTGCATATATTACACAGATTTGTAAAAATGCTTTCTTGACATATATAAAAGATCAAAATAAGCATAGTGATATTAAAGATATTTGCTATAAACAGTATATACAAATGGTAAATAATAGAATTGATGACTGTGCAATTGATTATCAAAAAATTAAAGACGAAATGTAATTTATGAAACCAAGTATCCTTGTAAGTGATACACATCTTGGTCTATATAAAAGCTCGGACCTTTATCATAATATCACTCTTAATTTGTTCAAAGAAATTGTTGACACCTGTGTAAGACGAAATATAAAACGTATTATACATCTTGGAGATTTTTTTGATAATAGAAGACATATTAATGTAAAGACCCTTTATATTGCTTTTCAAATAGCGGAGCTTCTCAAAAATTTTGAAGTTTTTATCATTATAGGAAATCACGATACTTTTTATCGTGACAAAATCCTTCCAACATCCCTTAGCGTCTTTGAGGAACACCCAAATATAAAAGTTATTGATAAAGTAACAAAAGTTGATGACGTACTGATGGTTCCGTGGGGTGTCAATATAACCGATGTTCCCGATGTAGATGTTTTATTTGGCCATTTTGAAATTAATGGATTTCCCGTTGTAAAAGGAATGGACTTTTTCAAGGCTGAAATCGGTATCAATAATTTTAACAGGTTTGAAAAGGTTTATTCCGGCCATTTTCATATTCCATCCCATCGAAACAATATTACATATCTTGGTGCACCATTTCAATCAAATTTTGGTGATGCTGGTAGTGATAGAGGATATTATATTCTCGAAAACAATCAATTGGAATTTATAAAATACAAGAATGCTCCAGAGTTTGTAATCATCACTACCGACGATAAGGTAAAACCCGATAGAATAAAGGGTAACATAGTAAAATTGGTATATCGAAAAGATTATGGTGGATCGGAAAATAACAAAATCCTCGAAAATATTCAAATATACAACCCAATTCAATTATTTACGGATTTCGGCAGAATTTCAACACCACAAGTTGACGGGTCTGTTCAAGAAACCGGTGAATTGATACAGTTAAAAAGTAATCGGGAAATTCTTATGGAATATATTGACAAGGTTTCCATTCCAGACCATATAAAAATAAATACCTTGAAACAATTTGTTTACGGGTTATTGAAGGAGGATTGATATGTTTGATGATATTATAAAGACATTGGAAGAGGATATAGAAGTCTTTGATATATGGAAAGATATGGCACACCAGCTTGCCAAAAGTAAGGACTATTATACAGGGCTCTTGGATGAAATCGCAAAATGTTTCGGGGAAGATTCATATATTTCTGATGATGGTAGTGTTCAAGATTCTCCATTGAGAGCTAAAATGCCGGAATTGGTATTGAAACTCAAAGAGGAAAAAGATAAATTTGAGAGAAGTATAATAGTATTGGAAGATTTGATAAAGGTTCAATGTTCACAGGGAAATTGGGACTATGATCCTTATATGCACGGTATGGCAAATGGAATGATCCTTTCATTATCGGTAATGTCTGATGACAAAAATCCACAATTTCTCGATGCACCTAAAAAATGGGGATGTGATCGTGTAAAAAGATTTAAGCAAGGAAGATATTGTACGGAGGCGGGGAAAACTAAAGAGGGTAAAAATGAACAAAAAGAAACCAGATAATGTATATCTTGTAACAGGTAGCGCTGGATTTATAGGGTTTCATGTATCCAAAGCCTTGTTGGAGCGGGGTGAAACTGTTATCGGTTTTGACAGTTTCAATGACTATTATTCTTCAACATTAAAGTATGCCAGAAACCATTACCTTGTATGTAATTACGATAAATTTACAGGTCTAGAGGGTAATATAACTAATCTAAAAGATGTAAAGAACTTATTTTGTTTTTACAATCCAAATTATATCTGTCATTTGGCTGCTTATGCCGGCGTTCCTTATTCTATGCAGAACCCGTTGATATATGAACATAACAATGGAACCGGTTTTATCCAGTTGATGGAAATGGCCCGTCTATGGCCTATCAAAAATTTTGTATATGCATCATCCAGTAGTGTTTACGGTGATGTAGAAGATCAGACGGCCATCAAGGAAGAAATGAATACTGAAACACCATTGAGTATTTATTCTGCTACCAAGAAATATAATGAGTTACTGGCGCATGTATACAGTAAGTTTTATAAAATTCCAATAACAGGATTGAGATTTTTCACCGTATATGGACCGTGGGGAAGGCCTGATATGTCTATGTATAAATGGGTAAAGGCTCTTTATGATAAACAACCATTGATACTCAACAACTTTGGAAATATGTGGAGAGATTATACTTTTGTAGATGATATTGTATCGGGTATTATTGCAGCTCTTGATACTCCACAAGCACTTAAGGTTTATAATCTTGGTCGTGGTGAAGCCGTTAAAATTCTCGATGTGGTCGATATACTACAGGAACATACTGGTATAAAAGGTGAGATTGAAACGAGAGAGTTGCCGGATGGTGAAGTCCTTTATACGATGGCTGACATCACAAAGGCAAAAGAGGAATTGGGATATGAACCCAAAACAAATGTTTACGAAGGAACAAAGAAATTTGTAGAATGGTATCGTCAATTTTATTTAAAATAGGTGAATTATGGATATCGTATTTATTGTAACTTGGAAAGATGGTACAACAGAAGAGTTTATTGTTAAGGACGGATATATTCCAAATATTATTTCCACAATGATTGACATATGTAGAAATTACAGATTTGAAAAAATCGAAATTGTAAAAAGATTAAAGGGAATTGGTGAAGAAACAAATGGCTAATAATGTCAAAAATTTTGAAGAATATGGAATAAGTATAGGAAAAATATTAAATGAGAAAAATGCTGCTTACGGTAATTCATTTGAAAAAGCCGGGGGTGTGCTTAAAATTCTGTATCCCGACGGCATTAAACCGGAACAATATGATGATATGCTTGCTATTGTAAGAATATTGGATAAGTTGTTTAGGATTGCGACACAACCGGATGCTTATGGTGAAAATCCATGGCAAGATTTGGCAGGGTATTCTATTTTAGGCTGGGCAATAAAAGAAGAAAAATAAAATAATGAAACTTGAAATTGAAAAGATTCAATGGAAAAACTTTTTCAGTTATGGAAAAGTAATGCAAGAGATTCTACTTCAGCCTGGATTGAACCTTATTTTGGGTAATGATATAACCAAAGATAGAAGTAATGCTGTAGGTAAATCTGGTTTTCTTGAAACAATCCCATTCGCACTATTTGGGAAAGTGAACAGGAATGTCAGAAAAGAAAGTATCATTAATTGGAAAAATAGAAAAAATTGTGAAGTATATCTTACCTTTAAGAAAGGGGGGATAGAGTATGTCATTCATCGTGCGTTGAAACCCGATAAACTCGAAGTATATCAGGATGGTAAACAGCTACCAACACCTTCTCATAAAATTGATTATCAAAGACAGATAGAAGAAGATATTTTGGGTATTGACTTTAAAACATTTATGTCATTGGTATATTCCAATCTCAATTCTTCTCAACCTATTTTGAGTATGACAGCGGGCAATAAACGAAAGTTTATTGAAACTGTATTTGGTCTTGAATTGTTTACTCAATTACATAATAAATGTAATGAAAAATTGAAGTCTGTTGCAGAAAAAACTTTCACATATAAGACCAAGAAAGAGTATCTTGAGAAGTCTATGGAGGATTTGCAGAAACAAATTATTGAAGGACGATCTCAATTATATAATATCACTTCTTTTGAGGCTGAATTGTCGGTTGCTAAGGATGAATATAACAAGACAAAAGTAGGTTCTCCCGCCAAGAAATTGGAAAGTTTGAAAGAAAAACTTTCCAAGAAACAATCTGAACTCCAATCACTTAGAAAAAAATTATACGAAAGTGATTCTAAAGTTATGCATATAAAAGGTCAGATAGAAATTCTCGATGGTGAGCTCGAAAAAATTGGTGATGTTGAAAAAGATACCGAAACATTCGATAGGATAAAAAAGGAATATAATTCAGCATATCAATCACCTTTAATTACATCTCAAATTGATAGCTTGAATGATGAATTGATGGATTTATCTATTAAATTGGATAAATTGAGAACCGATCTTGATATCATAAATCATGATATTATAGAAAATAATGTTACAATAAAATCTTCCAGTTCTTCTCTTGAATTGTTGATGGGTGTTAGTATTTGCCCAACCTGTGGAACATTGATTGATAGTAACCGAATCGCTAAAGATAAAGATAAGAATGTAAAAGAAGTGAAGAAAAAACTTGCTATTCTTGATAAAAAGAAAAAAACACTTGAAAATTTAATGAAGAGTGGAAAGGATAGAAGGATAGAAATCCAAGAATCTATAAAAAATCTGACCGAGTTGAAAATAAAACAAATTGAATTGGGTGCTCAATTAACATCTTTCTCACACCTCGATGAAAAGATAAAAAATAAAAAACTTCTTTGTAAGGAAAAGAAAGAAAAAGAAAAAGAGTTGTTAATTCATAAAAAAGAATATAATTCCATAGAGAAAAAAATGGAAATTCTTAATGATGAAATTGGTGAATTTGATAAAGAACGTGCGGAATTAGAAGAAAGATTAGCAAGAGTTTCTACGCTAAAGAATAAGATGATGTTATTGGAAGAAAAAGTTAGAAGTGAAACTGAAGCTAAAACCCGTCTTGAAAACCTTATTAAAGGCTATGAAGATAAATTATATGAAATTTCAAATGAAAAAAGGGGTATGTCAATTCAAATATCACGAATGTCTGGTATAAACGATTATCTCGATTTCGTAAAGCTTCTTTGCAGGGACGAACAAGTCAAACAATATGCTATCAGTACTATTATTCCTTTCTTAAACAAACAAACAAATCGTTATCTGTCAGAGGTAGGACATTCGTTTTATGTTGTATTGGATAACTGGTTAGATGAAGAAATAAGAGGGCCGGGGATTGTTAATTGTTCATATGGTAACTTATCTGGTGGAGAAGCAAAGTCGGTAGATTTTGCATTACAAATGGCTTTATTGGATATTGCTAGAATACAGGCCGGAGTATTTCCAGACCTTCTTCAATTGGATGAAATCCTTGATAGTTCTGTTGATAGTTACGGTTTGGAAAAGATATTTCAAATTCTTAAAAACAAACAAATGGAAGATAAAGGTAAAGTATTTATTGTTTCTCATCGTCGCGAAGTCAATGATATTGATATAGACCACTGTTATATTGTAGAGAAGAAGGACGGTTTTTCGTATATACGTTTACAGTAAGAAATGAAAAGGTGTATATTATGTTTAACGATATTGTTGCAACAGACAAGCCTGTTGATTATTATACATCAAAAAAAGTAGAGTCATATAGTAGTCCCGGTGGTGAGACAATTGATTTTTGTGATAACTGTTACAGATGGTTTTCATTTTATTGGGAATATAAGAAAAATATTTTTTGTGATAATTTATAAAATTAAATAATGGAGAAAATTTAATGAGTATTACGTTTTTTGATGAGTTACAAAAAAAAATTGCACGGAACGTGAAGGGCGTACATATGTCTGTTATGGCACAATCTGATATTGCTTCGATATCGGATTGGATTGAAACACCCAGTTATGATTTGAACAGAATTTTATCGGGAGATATCCACAGGGGCATTCCAAATAGAAGTCTTGTCGGGGTAGTTGGGCCAGAACATACGATGAAATCAAGTTTTATGATTCTCTGTATGGCACAAGCACAGAAACAAGGATATTATCCAATTATTATTGATACAGAGAGGGGTGTTGAGACAGATTTTTGTAAACGATGGGGACTCGATACAGATAATGCTTACTATATTTATACTCCGTGGGAAGATAAAATTCGATCAGTTCTTGCTCAATTGAAGGAAAGTAACCAAAGAAAGATGATTATTGGTATTGATTCTATGGGCGGAATTGACCGATATAAGATGTATGAAGATGCTCTTGGTGGTGAACCAAAGGCCGATCAAGGTTTATTGCAGAAGAATATCAGAGTTTTATTGAAACTTCTTCTAAATATAGTTATAGAGCAGGAATCAATTGCCATCGTGACAGGTCATATGTACGGTAGTCCAAGTCCCGTTCCGATGCCAGATCAGATGGGTGGTGGTAAAGCTATGAGGCTGTTCCCGTCTATTCTTATTAATCTCAAAAAAACAGCCATCAAAAATAGTGAGAAAGAAGTTACTGGTAATGAGATTACAGCAACTACGATCAAGAACCGTATGTATCCGCCGTTTCAACAGGCTACGGTGAGTATTGATTATAAAGAAGGTATCAATCCATATGCAGGATTGATACCGCTATTGATTGAATCTGGTATTGTTAGTGTTGAGGGTAATACACATTATATTACATCAACAAAAGAGAAGATGGGTGTTGGTGTTACTAATGCTGAAAATAAGATTATAAAATACCCAAAATTATTAGATGAATTAAATGTTTGGTTAAAAAATACTGGATACTCAAATGTCAATGCGGAAATTGAAAAGATTGTAACAGAAATGGAAGATGTGGCCGAAGTTGTAGAGAAAGAAGTATCAAAAAGTAAAAAGAGGGGTGGTAAGAAGTAGTCATGAAAGAGAAAGTTTTTGTTGAGCTTCCGATTGGACCAAAGAAATATGAATTGGGTGAGTGTTTCCTAGAGGGAAATGCCATTATCAATCAAAAAGGAAATAAAAAGCCCGGTGAATGGGTAACTTACCTCAAAATAATTACCGTTCATCCAAATCAAAGAATTGAATATATTCCGGTTACGGAAAAATTGGAGGAAGATTATGAGTAGTGCTAAATCGTTATCTGTGTTTAGAGTAGAATATGAATTGATGAAGGATATGTCCGCGTGGACAGCTTTCATCGTAGCTTGGTCGCATGAGGAAGCATTGAGTACTCTTGCAAGAAGAGTCGGGCCGCACCATGTTATGACTTCTGGATTCCAAAGCCGTGTTGATGCTGTTTCCGATGAAGTAAGGTTCTGGATCGCCGAAAAGACTTTGGGAAAGCCAAAGGAAAAGAAGGCAGTGGAGATTAAAAAGGTGGAAAAAACAGAAGAACCAGAAGAAAATCAACCAGTTGTGGGGACAGAAAAAAAAGTTTCTCTTAAGAGAAAATAATTTACAAAAAATATGTTTACATTTGATGTTAGATAGGGTATAATAATATCTAACACGGTGACAAACCGGAGATTCTCCCTTGTACTATTTGTCATCTTTAACTATTAAATCCTATAAATGGATTTGGCCGACGGGGGGAGACAAGTCGGCTGTCGATAATAACTATCAGTGGCGTAGGACGAGGTTACTTCATACATTTGTCAAAATGACCGGGCTTCGGCCCATTTCCTTTTCCGCCTGTTCCCTGATAGCATTATATTGAAAATAAATGGTGGCGTAGGACGCAGTTACTTCATTTGATAGATGAGAAGGCGGGTTCAACTCCCGTACACCCCAACGAATATGGGGTGTGTTCCGGCGAACAAACAATTTCTGTTTCCGCTTGTTCCCCATTTACTGATATTTTGAGGGTGGCGTAGAACGAGATTACTTCATCGGGAACCAGAAAGTGATCCACTGTAAAGAGGAATCCACGCTGGTATAAAAGATCTTGTTCGTCTGTTCCCCTTCTACTAATAATATAAGGGTGGCGTAAAGTGGGCTTACTTCACTCCAAATGACATGATGGCTTACTTGATTGTTCCCCTTTTTATAAAAAAATAATTTGTACATATGGAGGTATTTGAAATGGCGACCACAAAGAAATTCCTTTCAAACCAAAACAAAACCCATGAGGGTGCTCCAGCATACCTTGATCTAACTCCCGAGCAGAAGCTCAGGCGATCAGTTCTTTCCTGCATGTTATGGGAAAGGGAAGCCTACGAGAGCGGTGATACCATCGCTAATAGAATCAAAACCTTTATTCCGCTAGTAGAACCTGAAAAGGTGGCTAACCTTGCGATTGAAGCCCGTGAGAAGATGAAACTTCGCCATGTTCCGCTTTTTATCGTCAGGGAGATGGCCCGGATCAATTCCCATAAGTCACTTGTCGCTTCAACACTCGAAAGAGTTATCCAGAGAGCGGACGAACTTACGGAGTTTTTGGCTCTCTACTGGATGGACAAAAGGCAACCACTTTCCAAGCAGGTAAAGAAAGGTCTTGGAAAAGCCTTCTATAAATTCAACGAATACCAGTTTGCTAAATACAATCGTAATGATACTGTAAAATTTCGCGATGTATTGTTCCTTACACATCCAAAGCCTCGTAATGATGATGAGGATATTCTTTGGAAGAAAATCATCGCAAACAAATTAGCGACACCTGAAACTTGGGAATCCCGAGCGGCCGCTGGTATGGATAAGAGAACAAATTTCGAAACTTTGCTTCGTGAGAACAAGTTAGGTGCTCTTGCACTTATTCGTAATCTTCGTAATATGACCGCGGCGGGTGTTCCAGAGAGCCTTATCCGTGACGGAATCAACCATATGAAAACCGAAAAGATACTACCTTTCCGTTTCATCACTGCTCAGCGATACAGCGAGTCTTTCACGAAAGGTCTTGAAAATGCCATGTTTAAGTGTCTTGAGGGTCATGAGATGTTAGAAGGTAAAACACTTCTACTTATTGATGTTTCTGGTTCGATGACCATGTTACTTTCAGCAAAGTCCGATCTTACAAGATTGGATGCTGCTACGGGTTTGGGCGTTCTTCTTCGTGAAATTTGTGAAGATGTTGTCATCTATTCCTTCTCTGGCAAAACAGTGAAGGTTTCCGATGGCCACGGTTTCGATCTTATTCATAAAATCACCAATAGTCAGCCAAATAACAGTACATATTTGGGTGAAGCCATCAAAAAAGTAAACGTCAGTGAAGAGTATGATCGCATCATCGTTATTACGGATGAGCAGTCTCGCGACCGTGTTGGTTCGCCTAAAGGTATGGGATATGTTATCAATGTTGCTTCTGCCCAAAATGGTGTAGGATACGGTGTTTGGAACCATATCGACGGTTTTTCAGAAAACGTAATTTCATATATTATGGAATACGAAAAGGAATTTGTGCACAAGCAATTGTCACAAAATGTAAAACATATTAATAATTTATAAGCTTCGTGTGAGAAAACTGCCGGATTAATCCGGCAGTTGAAAGCACGTTTAATGAAAGGCTTGATCATAGGAAAAAATATATCAAACAGAATATCATTCTACGATTAGGCCCTTTTAAATTGGGAGAAAAATAGTGTCAAAACTGTTGACTTGGAACGCACATAAAATAATCAACGATTCATTAAAAGGATCGCCTATCATAAATAACACACTTCCCGACGGGGATGCTCTTTTTCTTGATTATCTCCCGCCTACATCAACAGATTTCTTACAACAGGTGGAAGTTATCAAACATTATGTCAAGAAAAAGATAAACATCTTTATCTATGACAAAACACTTTCGATTAAATCTGATGAAGCAGAATGGTTGAAACATCAAAAGATTAAATTGTATGAACCGGCCTTGAAGTATAGAGACGGTTTCAAATACCTTCCCTTGTTTTGTCCTGTTCTTCATACCCTATCTACCATAAAACTTAATACAAGTGATCCTAGACCCGTTTCTGTGGGTTATAAGGGTATTATAGAAGATAAGGTGAAGTCCTTTGAGAAGTATTATGTAGAAATGGGTAAAAATTATCCTTCTACAACCATTCAATATAATAATCCAACCGGTTTAGATAAATCCAAAATAAACGACTATACTAATTTTAATGTCACGGAAAATACGGAACTGGAATATAAAAATATGAAATGTATGGTCCTTTTGGGCTCCTATTTTGATTATTCCATCGGATATTTACCCGACATCTTTACACCACTTTCACAAAATGTTATAATATTATTACCGGAAGAACATAGATACTATCATTCTCTATTCAGTGATACGATTGTAAGGGGGGTTTCCGATATATCCTACTTCGAAAGTACATACGATTATACTTATATTGGATATATTGTTTCCATATACGAAAGGATTGAAAAATATTTTCCAGAAATGACGTTACAATATACACTTGATGTTATAAAAGAGGAATTGTGTTTATAAAAAAATTATTAATACTTATAATTTTTTTTAGTTTTGTTTTTATTACATATTCGTTTGCTTTAAACGATAAACCAAGACTTCTCACCGTGGGAGAAAGACAGGAAATATGTAAAAGTATGAATGATATGGTTAAAGCTTTACAAATAAATCCTATTAATGGAAAAAAAGGATATATCAAATGCCTTGATAAAAGGGCGACGATTATTCAAATAGTAATGGATGGAATGACAGAAAAAGAAGCTAATAATTTTTTTGGTAAGGATATTTTAAGAGACTTTGGTATTGCGGGATATAAAGAAATTTATTTTGAAAATCTTACCGGTGATAGATGGATTATAATATTGGAAAATAAAAAAGGAATTGGTTTATGAATAGAGTGGCTGAGGTATTAACAAAAATCGGTAATGTTGTAATTTGGCAGGGTACAGATTTTCGTTCTATAAAAACAGGGGATTGTTTTCGATTGTTTGAATCCAATGATGGCTCTCAAGTAAAAGATGATCAGGGAAATACCCAATGGATTGCAAAATCGGCCGCATATTTAAACCCAAAGGGTATATATGAAATAAAGGTAGAGGATTAAAGTTATGAAGAAGGATACACTAGATAAAGCGTTTGATGATTTGTCAGACATTATTAATGACCCAAAGAGGGTTTTGCACGTTGCTATTGTTATTGATGCATCGGGATCAATGAATCGTTTGAAACCGTTTGTAATCAAAACATTTAACGATCAATTGGAAGTTTTGAAAAAGGAAGCTGATGAAAAATTGGAAGTAAGGGTAAGTGTCCTTACGTTTTCATATCCAGAGATGATCACATTTCTTCGATGGGAAACCAATATTCATGATATTGAACCGATATTAGAAAATGAATATCGTCCTGATGGTTCAACGGCCTTATTTGATGGCATTGGTATGATGATGGATCGCTTGAAAGAGGTTGACGATTACCTTAGTGAAAATTCGGCTTTCCTTCTTATGATCATTACAGACGGTGAGGAAAATTCCTCGCGTAGATATGGTTATAAGCAGATCAAGTCCCTTCTAGATGAAATGGAAGCCACAAAGAGATGGACTGTTACTTATTATGGTTCGGAACCTAAGGCAATAACAGAACAATTTAATATTCATTCCGGTAATACGATGACGTTCAGTGCAGATGATGTAGCTTCTGGACTATATGCCCGGAGTAATATGAGAAGCACCAAGAGACATATGGATAATATCAAATTGGGTTCTTTTGCATCATCTGCTTATTATGTTGATCCAGCAGTGGGAAGTACAGATGCAGCAGGGGAAGATGCCTTGGATACTGTTGTTACATCCTCAACGGTGAAAATAAAAAGAAGAAGGTGAAGTAGTATGTCAACAAATTTAAATGAATTTGCAAAAAAGATTACATTGGAAGAAGGCTTGAAAATGTCGATTTCTATTGCACAAGCCAAAGAGATGCTTCGTATCATTCTTAAAGAGTTTGCTAAGATGGATGAAGAAGAAGTTATTAAGATTGTTCGTAGATATAAAAACAAGTAAAGGTGATATATGAAAACTGTGGATATAACGGTTAAAAAAAGCGCAACATATAATACGGGGAATTTTGGTAATATTCGTCCAGAGGTCGAATTGACATTGAAAGACGTTCCCGTAGAAAATCTTATATCGGAATATGCGAAATTATTAGATGTTTGTAATGCCATGTTTGCTATTAATACATTGGAATTAATGGATGAATCCGATACTGTAAATACTATTGGTTTCAAACCATATCTTGATGCCTTGAGACAGAATAAACGTGAAATGGAAGAAATCATTGAGAGGTATCAACCAGAATGAGAAAATGTCCTAATTGTAATTCCATATGGGTTTGTTGGAATTGGATGCACGTTACAAAAGAAAATATGGAAAAATTAAATCCAACACAATCTTTTTCTACCGATCAATGGTATCACGAATGTTGGGATTGTGAGAATGTTTTTGAAACAAGTGAAGAAGTATTCAATGGTATTGATTATGAAAAACTAATAAGTCTGTGGACGGAGCCCGTAAAATGCAAGTAAGTAAAAGTCAATTTAAACAGATTGTAATGCCTCCAATAGGCACGATGGTAGAAGATAAGTATAAGGTTGATTACGTTCACTACGGTAAGTTAAAATTCACTGCAAAGGGTACTCCTATGATGGGCGATCTTTTAATTTGGGAAGGACGTAAGTATATTGTTAATTATTTTATAAAAGAAGATAAATTTTATGCAGAATTTGCTGGGTTTGTGGAAAATCCAACAGTCGAAAATAATGTAAAAGTTGAAGATATCACCTGTGATTGTGGAGAATGTGGTGATAATACAATGATGGTAGATATAGATGAAAGGGATAGTTTAGTATAATATCGAAAAAATTGAGAAAATTTTAAATGTTAAAAATTATTAGAAAAGATATAGGTGCTAAGATACTTGTTGCAACACCTCTTTTTACCGGACATAAGATATCAAAAGAAACGGAACAATCAATAAAAAGAAATACGGTTCCTATAATATGGGCTTCTTATGAGGGACCAGATAAACACGCAGCTAATGTCCAGCATTTGCTAAATGAATACAAAAAACAATTCGGTAATTTTCCCCCCTACATACAAGTACTTGATCGTGATATCATAGCTGGAAGATATATGTTAGATAGGTTATATGATGTCTTAGAGAGATCGAGGTTTCAATCCGATAAGAAATTTGGATATGCCTATGCTAGTTTTGAGTATAGAGGTTATATCAATGCTCAATTCCCGGCCCGTGTATTCGATATTAATATGTTGATGAAAAGTAACTACATATCATCCAATTCTTTATATTGTAGTGAAGTTGTAGAGGAAGTGGGGGGATTTGTTACGGAAGAAGATACACATAGATTGTCGGATTGGGCGTTTTTCTTAAAATTATTTCAACACGGATATCACGGTATTCCCTCTATCAACGCTTCTTTTGTTGCTATTAGTTCTAAAGACGATATTTCGGCCGGAAGTCAAGAAGAATATCAAAGAACATATAAAATAATTCAAGAAAGATATGTAAAACCAATAGTGATGAAATGTAATATTATTCATTGATCTAGACTGTTTTATAAACATTCAAGATATTTTTTGGATAATAAAAAAGGGCATTGGAGATTTAATCCCCTAGCCCTCTCTCTTTAATAGAGCAACACCCTGCTATCTTACGTTTTCCAAATATCCGGTTGTTTTCCTGTAGTCCACGGCAGTTCTTCACTAACTGTTACAATTCCAGTATCAAACACATCTTTATCTTCCCAATTCTTTTCAACAACAGGATTTTCTTTTGGTGTATCGTTCAAAATATCATCGAATAGATCATCAAACATTACTTCTTTACCCCTTTCTTATTTGGCTTCTTTACCACAATTACTTTTTGAACACAGTCCTTAAAAGTTTCTTCAAGGGCCGATGCTTTAACACCCGATAAAAAAGATACTCTTCTTACTACATCATGATATTCTTTGATTGTTAATTTTACTTCAGCATCATTCAGAATACCTAAAATCGTTTGTATATATTTCTCAGTTTTCATACTCATATTATACCACAATTACACAAGGATGTAAACATCAATTATCTAATGATTTCGAAATATTGGGCGTGGGAACAACTATTTTCCTGTTTTTGTCCGGTATCTCAACAATAGCCCAACCCCATTTTAAGTAAATAATTTGACCACGTTGGCCACTTTCACATATTACAACTTGATCTCCAATTGTGAAAGTTTGTGCCATTATTTCCTTAATTTCTTTTTAATTTCTTCTTCTGACGGATATACTATCCATTCACCCGTTCCCATACCTTCCTGCCACGCTTTACAATAACTAGACAATCTGGTTACACCACCAGGCTCAATACTAGCTGCTTGATCTGAACCATACATTGATCTATCAAGGGTAATATGAAATTCAATCATTTCAGCACCAAATGCTGGCGCTACTGTTGCCCAAAAAATACCCGGTGAGTGATTACTAAACCCTATTTTATATTTAGGTGAATATTCGTTTTTCAATGTAGAAATAAATTTCATATTCATTTCACTATCTTTGGTTGGATATGTAGAGGTGCAGGCTAAAATATACTCAACACGATTACCAAGAACCTCAAGACACTTATCAACTTCTGCCTTTGTTGACATACCGGTGGAAATGATTACAGGGGTATCGGTATGATATTTGATGGTATTCAATAATTCTAAATTGGTAATGAGTGCAGACGGAATTTTTATGTATGGTGGTTCATACTGTTTCAAGAATAAAACACTTTCCGTATCCCACGGACTGGCAAACCAACCAACAAAATTTACACGACAATAGGCGTCGATACGATCATAATCTTTTTGATTTAGCTCCAACCCCATCTTCTGTTCACGATTAGTAAATCCCCACGGGCTTTCACGATACCTATCCAATTCCTCTTTCGTGTAAACCTTTTCTACCGTTCTTTTCTGAAATTTTACATAATCAAGATTTGCAAGATTAGCGACATTAATAAGTTTTTTGATAATATCCATATCAGAATTATGATTTATGCCGATTTCTCCGACAAGCACCACCTTATTCATAAAGAAAACCTCCAATATTTTCTATAGATATTTATATTATCGGTGGATTTCTTTTTTTACAAGATCGACATAATTTAATAAGGGATATAAAGGCGTTTTCTTATATCCCACAAGAATTTCTCTTCCCTGTGGTTTCATATGTTTTTTGTTGAAGTCAATGACGAAATCAACGATATGTGATGTATTGTGAGGTAAATTTGGTTTCTTTCCTTCGTGGTCTTTATTGGTCAGGCAATGTGTTTTACCATACTTCTTATCACCACTTGACCAAAAATATTTACTGTCGGTAATATCGACACCATATAAAACAATATATTCATATCCCATCTTATACATCAGGTGTATTAGAGTGGAAAGAGATACGTCAAAACATTTCATCAAGGGGCCGGACGGGTCAAAATTTGCATCTATTTTTACATTTGGATTGATTTTAGGATGTTCGCCGTATTTTCTATACTCATAGGAATATATCTGGGCTTCTTTCGGATGGCCAATTGCTTCTGCTACATAATGTGCCCTGTCTGAATTGAGAAGATATTTCACGTTCTTCCATCCCAATTCCCACTTCTCTGCAATACGATCTTTTGATATCTGGAAGTCATATGTTTTCAATTCAAGGGACAACATCTTGGGAATAAATTTTGGATGATAAAACCAGTTATTGATACCCAATGTATCACATTCCCTAATGGCATTCCATTCTTCTCTTATAAGATCATTGACAGAGCTACCAGACCCAAGAATGACCCCAATATTTGTTTCTCTTGTCAGTTCTTTTATATTTCTAAACATTTTTACTCATTACCTTATCTATATAATCAAATATTTTCTGTTGTTGATTTTCATATGAATAAAATTCATTAGATTTTTTCTGGATTTCGTTTGACATTTTATTTAATAGAACCCTATCATCGTATAATTTTTTGATATTATCAACTATTTTATCGACATCATCTCTTTCTATTATAATTACACTTTTTGAATATGGATAACATTTTGACGTATTATTCATATCCGTTGTTATTAAAACACTACCTCTTAACATCGCCTCAACACCTAACGGCCAGCCATTTTCTGCACCACCGCGATGAGGGTTGACGTATACATCAACACTATCATACAAAATTTTAAGGTCCTCCATTGTCATTGAACCTATTTGGGTAACAAATTTACTATTAGGCGAGCTACCCACGGTAATAAATTCTATATGGTCATTGGGGTATAATAATTTATATCTCTCCGCCGCTTTTATATAAGTTGACGATCCCTTTTCTTCACTACTTTTTAAGGATGAAAAACATATTTTTAATTTACCATTATTAATTGGTCGTAAAGAATAGGTATGATTTTTTTGTAAAAATGTCCCACCCAATACCTCTATAATATTTTTGTGCCCCATTCGACCTACCCAATCTGTTATATACTTTTGAGTTGTAATGAGATGGACTTCTTTATTCTCGTATGATACATCCTTTGAAAAAAGATATTTCATCGGATAAAAATGTACAAACTGTTTTGAGGAAGGAACTTTATATAATGAGTTAAATTCTATGTATCGTGAATAAAAAATATGATATATCACATCGTAATTAGAGAGATTGAAATCTTCTTCTTTTGTAATTAAAAAATCATACCTAGATTTACTATTAAATTTTGTTCCGTCTATTTTTTTATTATGTTCATTAAGGGAATTAAAAACGGGATTAAAAATAAGAAGATTATGGTTTTCAATACCATAATATTCCTTCATTTGACCATATAAAGGCGCTTTATTTTTATGAGGATAAACTAATATATCTGCATCCTTATCTTTTATAAAAGATTTTGTTTCTTCCATAAGCCATTGTGCATGATGGGCGGGAACCTGGCTACTAACGACGAGTATTTTCATAAGATAACCTTCCAATAATTTTTTAAAAATTCCATAACCCACCATTCACCTTTAAAATACATCCTGATAAATATTTTGTCAAATATTGCCCAATTTCACTACTTGCCCTCGCAATAAGGATGTTCATCTTGAGTTATACTCCTCAAGAAATATTTTCTCTAACTCTAACATATTTTTTTTACGGTCTTTAATTTTTTTAGCAGGAATACCTGCATAAATTGACCACGGTTCACAATCCTTATTTACCATCGAACACGCACCAATTGCGGCACCTTCACCAACAGTAACACCAGGCATAATATTCACTCTTGTTCCGGCAACACTGTGTCTTTTTAAAACAACCTTTCCACTTTTAAATATAGGTTTGTATTTCATTGGTATACATGGACTAATTAAAGACTCACCAGAAAAATCATCCGATTGAGATAAAATACATAGGCCTGGGCCGGAGCCCGAAAAATCTTCTAATTCGATTCCACCACCACCAAAGAGATAAGAACCACAACCGATATGGATATGACTTCCTATTTTTAATCCGATTCCACCTGATAACACACAAAATGCGTCAATCCTAGTATTCTCACCAATCTCGATCATATCACCGTTAAAAATTTGAACAGTTGGATGTATAACACTACCCTTACCGATTTTCATAAATCAACTCCCTATTGAGGCCAAATAGGTTCCTTACCATTTCCGACCTTTTTTTGTTCTATCATAAGTACGTTTCTTTTCAATTCTGTTTCTGTCATATTTCTTATAACCCTACACGGATTTCCTGCAGCGATAACACCCGAAGGTATATCTTTCGAAACTACACTTCCAGCACCTATAATAACATTATTACCGATCTTAACCCCAGGCAAAATAATACATCCCCAACCGATAAAAACATTATTTCCGACTATCGTTTCAATTTTTTTCTTTTTATAAAATATTATAGGACAATGTGTTATTATCCTAGAATTTGCACCCAAAACAACATTATCGCCTATAGTAACGATTTCACCACATAAGGGATCAATTGAACCAATACATTGAAAGTTTTTACCACATTTTTTTAGTTTACTCATCGCCTCTGGTTTCATTATAGACCTCAAATTTTGATAGGTCTGGATATGGTAACTCCAAATCTTCATTATGTTTGGGTTTCATATCTGGTAGACTATAAAATTGTCTCATTAACAATAACCCCCTTGTAGCAAGCTCGGGCATCATATACATATTCCAACCTAACATATCGAAGTTGTCATCGTGATACGAACATTCCCTTCTACCGGAGTTTCGTGATCTCTTGAACCAGAGATATGCCTTGTAATCGTCTGTCAGGATGGCACCACCTTTACTCAATTTGAAGTGCTTATATGGTCCGGTGAATGATATACACATATGGGTATTTGAAATATACATATCATAAGTGAACCTCAATGCTGAATCCCATACCTTTGTCGGTTCCAATTGGTATGCCCCTTTCAGTGTCACGCCTTCCATTGGCCGAAATTTTACCTTTCCTCCGGCGTGAATGATCTCACAGGGAACAGATGGATATGTTCGGGCGGGAATGGTTATCTCTTTTCCTTTTATATTCTCATACATAAGAGATAAAAATAAAGCATTACTTTGATTATCCAGACATACAACATATGGTGCTCTGGTGTAATCTGATAACTCTTTTTCAAATTGCTCTGTTATTTTGTGAACACCCTCTGCCATTACCTATACCATGTACCCAAAATAATTTTTATTTTTGAACTTCTTTTCAACTCTTCGATTTCATGAAAATGATATTCAATCACTTATTGTAACCCCTTTTGGATTATATTCAAGTCTCTGACAACGATATCCTTTATGACGTTTTCTTTTTATTATATTGGTTATTTTGTAGATGTTCATAATGTCAATCCGAAGTAGGAACGCCAAAAAATTCACATTTACTTCCACAGAAAGGCAATTCTTTTCTCTTTCCTTCAATATGTTTTCTCAACATTTCCTGTCTCTTTTCACCGTTCCACATTGCTTCTAATTCAGTGTCAACAATATTTCCCAAAACTAATTCACCTTCTGGATCAAATCTTACGCATACAGAAACATTCCCGAAACGATCAATAGCCAATCGGTTCAACAAATCCAGACACACACCGTGCTCGGGTATTGTGGGTGATTTGCGATATCCTATAGACCCTTTGGGTTGGTGAATTGTTCGATATACCTTTGTTACGTCAATGTCTTTATAACGCTCAACGTCTGCTTTACCCACGAAACGAAGATTGAGATAAGGACGTTTATCGCCTTTCATAACCAAAAAATCAACTATTTCATCATACTGTTGGTTGGCAACTTCTGGTATTTCATTTTCAATAATAGAAACAGAAACAATATCGAGGTTGTCGATGATTTCATTTGCCTTTTTTGCAAGCAATAAACCATTGGTAACAAAATATGTTGTCTGATTTTCAAATAATTGGAGGGCTTCACCAAGACGGGGATACATCATTGGTTCACCGTTATTATGAAGGGCAACTACAATACCGGAAGGTAATTCATCGGCAATCAAGAAAAGTAGATCAAAATCAATATCACCATAATTCTGATCACCATATAACTTTTCTCTTTCCCTACGACCACAAAAACTACACTTTTTATTGCAGCGGGATGTAAGCTCACAATTAACAACAGCCAAACCGTTCATCATAAAAGCACCTTCTTTAATAAAACATAACCTTTATTTTTTCCATATTTTAAGAAAATTATCCTCATTGAATGATAGCTCGTTTTTTTATCAAGACACCAGTATTTTAAACTTGATACTTTTTCTATTTTGTTTTCTGGTGTTTTTATGTACCAAATATATTTTGATGTGCCTTCCATTCTTTTTCTATTTACTTCATCATTATAACGGCCTTTTGTCATATTGACTTGTCCCAATCCGGCAAAATAATTGTTATTCATTTCTTATCCCTAAACACTAAGAGCCAAGATTTTCTCCATTCTTCTTTGTAAAAACTATTAAAATATTTTGCATATTCCGATATTTCATCGACATTTGGTTGATGTTTGTCAATAATATTTTTTTCACTAAGGCGAACAACTCTCGGAAAGGATATTAATAATATACCTCCGGTATCTAAAACAGAAATAAAATCATCCATAACCCTTTTTGATGTTTCGTATGTAAGATGTTCTAAAGTTTCGATTGATAGAACAACTGATACTTTTGAAATATAATCTTTTATACTTTCTTTTTCTAAATCTATACAAATAACTTTTCTGCCATCATTTTTCAATCTTTGAAGTTTTGTCGGGTCAATGTCAACAGCTATATAATTTCCTTCCCTGATACTTCTTCCGGTTCTTGAATTAAAAAAATAATCGGCCACCATATAACCATCACCGGAAGCACAATCCAACCAAGTAGTATATTTACCGTAGAATTTATTCGGAATAAATTTTACCAAATGTTCCGGTTTTGAATTTTTCTTTTCTGATCTATCAACCATTTCCTTTTATTCCCTTCAATATATATTCAACGTGCCTCATATCAGCCATATCATCAATTTCAAATGAAGCCCAAAATGGAATATCAACATATCCTATTTTACCACTAAGGCGACAACCTGATTTCAGATATGCTTCTCTGGTGGTAATATAAAAAGCACCAGTTTCAATAATATATTTATCCTTTCTGTCCTGCCTAATTCCTCGATTTTGTAAAGAATAATTTACTGGGGACATATTCTCTTTATCCCAAAATAAAAGGTCGTTACCTTCCATGCTCATGCCAGAAAAAACAGCATCACATTCTCCTGTAATAATTCTAGCGATACCCCGATTGATCCATACCGACTTTGTAAGTGGTGATGTAGGAGAAAGCAAAACAAGGATATCGTATTCGATATTGTCGGTGAAATGATTGATTACTTCTTCAATGGATGATGTATCACCCGCCAATTCTATTGGCCTGTCAATAACATTTACACCCCAGCTTTTGGCGTGTTCAGCTATCACCGCATCTTCTGTGCTAACCCACGTTTCGGCCATAAAACATTGTTTACCTGTTTGGACAGCATACCATAATAAAGGTTTCCCGTTCAATGGATGAAGATTTTTTCGTGGTATACCTTTTGACCCACCTCTGGCCGGTATAAGAATTACTGATTTCATTTACTCATTTTCTCCAATTTCTTTTCATATTTTTTTATTCTCATATCTTTACCAGTTGTTCCTCTACCTTCTAATCCAGATTTATGTGCACTCCAAAAGTAAGAATTGTTTTTTTCCGCCGGATCAAGATAACGATAATCAAGATTTTTCCATTTTAAATCATACTTATTCATATACTTTATTACATACTGATAAAACGAAGGTTGATCCTTATCGTAAAAAAACTCACCATTCAATAGATAATCATTCCATTCATTAAGAAAATTCTCCGTCAATCTATTTGACCTTAGGGCAATAAAACCTCCAGCGACTTTTAATTTTTCTTTTATCATATATCCCGCTATATCAAAATCACCATCTGTAATCTCATTTGGTAATGGCTGAACCAATATCATATCAGTATCCACCATAATATAAATATCCGACTCAATTGCATCTAATGTTCGAAGGAAAAAAAGTGCTTTAGATTCTATAATTCTCCAAGAAATCTCTGCCTTTTCCATTGGTTCGATATCATAATAATCTATAGTATACTTATCCTTTAATATTTCTCTAATTTGAAAGTCACTTACACCATTATTATCCATATTCACTAAATGTAATGATATATAAGCATCTGGATGAAAAAGTTTAATAGATGGTATCAAAACTTTGGCCCACGGTAGATAATCTTCATTAAAATATAAAATAAAACATAGACTTTTTTTCATATAACTAACTTAAAAAAATTAAAATATTGTTCAGAAACTTCTTCTATTTTTAACAATTCTGGCATTTTTACCCTATATCTATGTAAATCAATTTTTGCCATACATTTAGTTATTTTTCTTATACTATCAAGTCGATTCCAATTCTCCGATAAAGGATCGACAGGCTCCATATTATCATCTTCTGGAAAAGTATAACACCCATAGGTCATAGAACATATTTCTGATGCACCACCACAGGCTTTTGTAGTTATAACAGGTATACCCATCCCTATTGATTCTACAACAAAATTAGAGCACGCGTCCCTCTTATTAAAATATAAAGCGAGATTAGCCATCCTCATCGCCGAAATAAAAAGGGGATTGTTGTGGGCCAAAGGACCATAATATATTATATTTGGATGTGATACTTCAACATTATTTCTCAAATCGCCTATAACATGAAGAAAGGAATCTGGATTGGAAGAATGATAATCTAAAAAAATTGATATAATTTCTGGAAGTCTTTTCATTCTTGACCAATTTGCCACAGTGATTATATTGAAGGGGTCCGCTGGGTCGTGTTTACCACACCAAAATTCATCAATACCATTATAAATTATTGTTGATATGGCGCCTTCCTTTTTTTCGGTAAGATACTTTTCACATAAAACCTTCGCATAATTACTTTGATAAATGATACCATCGGCTCTACTATGTGCATCACTAATAGTTTTATTTCTATCTTGATGTATACCGACATCATAATATGCTTGATCGAGCCTCAATACTATTGGTAAATCTGTTTCCTCTGAAATCCTGGCTGTGGCAATATATAAATCACATTTTTCTTGTGATTCCGTTTTTACCTTACATCCCATTTTTTTCCAATAAGGTAACATTCTTTTATAAAGAATATGTTTACCAATTTTTCCCGTTGTTTGTAAATACACCTTCATATGAGTGATTTAAATACCTCCAAATATCTTACAGCTTGTTCTTCCGAAGTAAGAACCTGTGGAAGATTTACTCTTGGTTTTTCTTTTGTAATCTGTATCATAGCATTCAACAGACCTTCTTGAACCTTTGGTGATATCACATTGTAACTGTCACGGTATGGATAGCAAGGTTCAATACTCTTGTCCTCACCAGGCACAATGATACACCCTTCTGTCATCTGACACATTTCCGTAGAACCGCCACAGGCATCTGTAGTAATAACAGGTAAACCTGCACCAATAGCCTCTACAACAGAGTTTGGGCAGGAATCTTTCTTAGAAAGATGGATAGTAAAATCGGCTATACTATGATGGTAGGCGAAATCCTTACGATCAACGTGACCATAATAAAGAATGTTTGGATGTTTTACTGGAACGTTATCGTGGAGCTTACCAAAAATATGAAGGGTTGCCTTTGGAAAATGTTTAACATACTCTCTGAACAGGTCAATCGTTTCCTTGAGTCTCTTGTGTCGCCTCCATTTAGCCGATACGATGATATGTTCTCCGGCAATTTTCTTGTGAGGTCCACACCAATCTTTATCTACACCGTTATAGATAACAAATTTTTTGGCTGATTTTTTGGAAGGGGCGAGATATTTCTCACACATTTGTTTTGATGAATTACTCTGATAAATGATAGCATCGGCTACGGCGTGACCGTGACTGATACCGGAATTTCGAGCATTATAATTGGTATCTGCATCATAATAAATTGAATCCAATCTCAAAACAATTGGTAATCCTGCCCCTTTCGTTATATGAACAAAAGCCAAATGAATATCACATCCACGATGATCGTAAAATTGAACAGACACACCCATTTTTTTCCAATGAGGCGCCATTCTTTCGGTTACTATATGACCCTCACCATTTTGTATAAATATTCTCATCTTTATTTCTTCCTAATAATACACCATTTTCTGAATAACAATATGTTTCCCCGATTCTTGTAAGAAGTCCCTCCTCACGCCTCTTTTGTGCTCCAATATACATTTGTTTTTTTAATGCCATTACTCTATCTTGATATTTTTTATCCCTGTCCCGCCAGACATTGGAAATACTTGAGCCATGTTTTCTATAATTATAAAGGTTTTGTGGTAAATAATAAAGATCACCAACTTCTTCCAGTTTCAATATAACATCCTTGTCAACCGCTTTCAGTAAGCGATGATCAAGCCCAATTGTCATATCGTAAAACCCTCTCTTGAATGTCTTGAGATGGCTTATATTTATATTACTTCCAGTATATCCCCTTTTTTTATAGTCGTAAACACCTAAAAGAGATTCATTTTCTGTTAAATTCCTGCTTTTTATAATTATTTTGCCCGGAATTTCACAATAGTTACTATAAGTCATTGATACATTCGGAAGCTCTTTATGTTTTTTAACACAGATATCAAGAACATCACTATTACTGAACAAATCATCTGAATCAAGAATGGCAATAAGCTCACCTTCACCAGATTCAATTGCCCATTTCAAAGCCGTTCCGTAACCACTATTAGCATTGGTTTTATACAAAGTACACTTGTCTTTGATATCCCATTTTTTTACTATACCTTTGATTGTTTCGATGGTCTTGTCTTTGGAACAATCGTCTATGATATAGATGTGCCAGTTTGTATATGTCTGTGACATAACACTTTCTATGGCATCACGAATAAAATTGCCCGTATTGTAAGCCGCCATGGCAATATCAAATACAGGTTCATCGGAAATCCAAATTAGCGGTTTACCATCATCACTTGTTCGTAAATGCATAGGGTGTTACTCCCGTCTCTTTTGTGTTTTTATCCCACTTTTTTATTTGTTTGACAATATCGACACCAACGTTTTGGCTCCATACCTTCAAGATTTCTTGGGTAATGTTACCAATCTTTCCCTTACCAATAGGAATACCGTTAATAGATGTTACAGGTAATACACAGAACGGTGTCCCTGTATAGAAGGCTTCATCTGCATTGATTACATCGTATATCTCTATATTTTTTTCACAGGACGGTTTAAGAGACATAACGTATTGTCTACTAATACCTCTCAAGATGTTTCTTGGTTCCGGTGTCATAAGATATCCATCTTTTACAATGAAAAAATTTGACCCGGTGCCTTCAGCGACATATCCGTCCGGGTCCAATAGAAGTGCCCAATTATTGTTTCCCTTGTATTGAGAAACTTCGATGTTTGCCATCAAATAATGAATACGAGAACGATTTTTTACTTTGGGTTCCAACAGATTTGCAGGAATGGTTCTCTGACTTGGAATAACGGCATTTACACCACTATCAAATAACTTACCCATACCCTGAACTGTCCAACGAAGAGGAAAATCAGCAATGATTACATTAGGACCTTTATTATCTGTATCAATTCCTTGATACAAACCCAACAGGCCCCTTGTAACGTTTATCATTAAGCGATGTTCATCGTCGTCATTAAAAAGGGGTTCATTCGCTTCGATAGTGTCCAAACAAGATTGGATAACATCCTTACGCGTATAAGGAATATCAATTCTCAAATATTTTGCTGATTGGAATAACCTATCAATATGTTCTGCAAGTTTAAATTGAATTTTATTGAAACTTCGCAGCATTTCGAATACCATTGAGCCGAAGATTAACGCTTCATCGTATATGCTAATCCGGGCTTCTTTTTCCGGTATCAAATTACCATTCCACCATACCATTCTACCCACTGACATATTATAACTCCTTTATATCTTTTTACTCTTTAGCTAAATAATTTTCCGGTATAAGGAAATTTTTACCTTTTCGAGGAAAAAAAACCAATATCCAATTATTTCCTTCTTCTATTATACCACGAATACCAACAACCCTTCCACGAAAATTTTTCAAAGGATGTTTATCACTAATTACTATTACCTTTTCGTGTACGTTTATTCTATTTTCCATTAACTATCCTTGTGATCAACCTTATTTTTTTCACCAAGACCATCTACTATTTTAATATTATACTTATCACAAATTTCCTTTTCAGGAATTTCATTTGAAAATCTATCACCACCTTTAGCAAAAATTAATTGTTCTTTTGATAATACTTGTACAATAGCTTCCAACGTTTTACTTACCGATAAATCGTTATCTATTTGTTTTACTGCAATATCGACGAATTTAAGAGATGATACAATCTTTACTCTATCATCTTCATCCATAAAAATACGTCCTTTACTTATAGCACAGGACTTATTTGTATTAACTATTACAAGATGCATTTCCCCGAGTTTTTTTGCTAATTCAAGATATTCGATGTGACCAACTTGTAAAGGATCGAAGTGCCCCGACGTGATTACGACTGTCATTGTGCCTCCATAAAAAGTATATTTACATCTCTACTATTTATGGTCATCCATCCTCCGATTCTATATCGTCCAATTCCTTATCAAACTTCAAATATTCTAACATTTCCTCCATATCTTTCATCATTTTCATAAACTCTTTTGACTTCCACCTATTGGTTATACCCATCTTATGGGGTTTACACATAGGGCAGGAATGTCTTTTTTTCTTTAGTCTTTTTCTCATTACTCTACCTTGAACAAATCATCTGATAATTGTTTATTGACGATTTTTTTCTCTGGTTTTGGAACAGGACATCCTTCTTTTACCCACCTGACAACACATTCATCTTGATAATATAATCTTCTTACGGCTTCTTTTTGCTCTGATGTTATTTCATTGTATTCATTAAATGATATAAAATCTGGCAGTGTTCTTTCTGCCCGTTCCCATCTCCCATTATATTCATTTATGGCATATGTAATCATATTGAATACACCTTCATTCACAATAATACCAATATTCCCGCAGGCCATCATACCCGTATTCATAAAACAAATTTGTAATCTTCTTTCGGTATCAAACCAATGTGTTCCACTATCAGAGGATACTATCTGTATACCATTTGATGCCCGGTATCTTACGGGTATTTTTGTGCTAATCATCATAGCCATCATTGTTTTGACGGGGTTTTGACAATTCTCATCAAAATATAATGGTTCAGAGTAACTCCATTTTGTTGCTTCACATTCACAAATTATTTTTTCTCTCGGGGCTGTAACAAGGACAGGTGGTGTAAACTCTGGATTATATGCGTTGAAAATTCTATCATCAATTGCCCTTTCATACTCATTTAACACTTCTTCCCATCCCTCTGGCATATTTTCTTTTGACCAATTATACTTTGTATATGTTGACATTATCTATACTCCCTTGCAACAATATCCTTATATGGTTTTTCTTTCTATGGATTTTATTCCAATTTTTCTTTTATAACACTTATTATTTATTTTATTTTTTATAGATGATCATTTATATGTTCGTATCAATAAATCCGATTTCTCCATAATATATTCTGAGGGCCCATCATATCTATCAATAGAGGTAACAACAATTTCTCGTATACCAGAATTTATAATGGACGATAAACAGTTTTTACAAGGAATAGAACAGGTTATATACATAGTAGTATCTTTAACACATACACCTATCCTTGCTGCATTTAAGATTGCGTTGACTTCAGCGTGTACCGCGATACAGTATTGTAAACCTTCACCTGATTTGAAACCCATTACAAAGCGTGGACATTGGCCATTTTTATCCATAGGTAAGTTATAATCTAATGTTTTATCTATCCCCCACCTTTTGTCACAAGTTGGAACGCCTCTTGGAATCCCGTTATACCCTGTAGAAATAATCGACTTGTCTTTGACGATGATTGCACCAATCTTTCTTGACATACACTGTGAATTTTCACCTATAGTTTTCGCCACTTTCAAAAAATAACTATCCCAACGTTCCATCACTTACCACCTTCTATATCGGATTTTATATCTTTTTCCAGTATATCAATATCTCGATTAAGAATATAACTTATTTCACAGATAACATCGTTCATCATTTTATAAAGAAAATATTTTTTCTCTTTATCACTATCCTCTAATAGATTGATGGTATTATATATTGATATTAATTCATTCATTTCTTCTTCTGCATATTTTTTCATACAATCCTCCACGCAAAAATATATCCTATGATACAACCACTTTAAGTATACCATAGGATATATTGTTATGAAACTATTGTTTTATCTAACCGAATATTCATCAATCATACCGACTAACAACAGACATCGGTTGTGAGTTATAAAAGACATACTTGCAAAGTTTATTGACAGTATCCCGATCAGGTGTATGAGGAAGAACGGAATTTTCATACCATTTCTCAAAAAGTTTATCAAATTCCTCAACTCTCTGCATCAATTCCTCATATGACCATAATCCATTTCTAACCTGTAACAACAAATCTGCATCCGGTCTTGGAAATGTCATATGTCCGGTAAGAAGAAGCTCCTTACCTTCTGTCATCAACCTGTAAAGGTGCATGGCGTGTTTAGTATCATACCCAAACTTCTGTTCAAGAGCAAACCTTTTGGGATTACGGTTTTCTTTCCATAACATCCAAGCCTTCAATTCCTCTGTATCAAAAGGTACTTTACCAAGCAACCATTCCCTATGGTTCTTCAACCTCTTGAGCTGTGCGTGAGCATAACCTGTGAAGGTATGCTTTGCCTTTGTAGAAAGAAAAGACTTTCTATGAAAAACAACATACTCCCATAAGTCGGAAGTTGCAAGCCACATCTTTTTCGGGACAAATAATAATTCTACCATATTTGGATTACTATTTAAACATAATTTGAGAAACTTACGAAATTCATAGTAAACTACGTCATTCATCTTATCTTCAAACTGCTCTGGCCCGCTTTCAAGGCCAACCCAGTAATCATCGGGAGACATAAAAACCCCTCGTTCATCATAATCCGAATCGGGTGTATTGGTTCCATATAAATGAGAACCAGCAACCGTCCTATATAATAGCACAAAATTTTTTGGTAACGTAACAGTCATTGTATCACCAATTCCTTTATCTTGAAAACAATTTGTGTAATTTTTTGTCTTTCAAACGTAAGTTGATTCAACTTTATAAGAGTTTCTTCGGCCAAAATATAAGACTGGGCATCAAGAAGGTTTGTGAAGGCCCGGTCTATAATCGTCCGCTTTTCGCCAGCTTTTTTCAATTCCCTGTATACCAGATGTATCGTCATTCATATAAACCCCCTTCATTATTGTAAAGATATTTATATTATACCATATACTTTATATAAGGTAAATAAAGAAAAACCCAGTGTTTCCACTGGGTTCTCTTTTCTTCTATTCAGTTTTACCTTACTTCTTTGCTCGAATCTCTGCCAAAAGTGCTTCCAACTTTGCTTTTATATCAGCAGTAAGTTTTCCAGATTGTGCATCAGCGATGAGTTCATTAACCTTTGTTTCGGCATCGAGAAACCATTTCTTATTGTTTCTCCAAACAAAGAAAAATATCACGCCACTGACAGCTACGCCAGCACCAAAAGCAATAATAACTTGTCCTTCCATATAAAACCTCCTTTTTATTAAAACTTTGAGGAAAATTTCCTCATAAATCTTTATATTATAAAAAAATACAAAATGTTAAATTTTTTTTATAACAATCATACTTTTTGTAAACAATCGAAATAGGACAATAACTTTTTTTACCCCCCTATTTTGGAGTTAAAAAAGGTCAGTGTGTTTACACACTTACAACTTCTTGACAAACCCCCCTCTCCGTGTTATACTATCACCTATATTTATGATAAATAACATAATAAAAAAATATTTACAATCCCATTGAAACGTGTTACAATGGTATAAAATTATATTGTAATATGTAAGGCTAAGGAACAAGAATGAAAAAACTATGGTGTTTTTTATTTCATCGCTTCCATTGGAAATCGTTTCCTATTGGCGGCCTTGATGGTGGTATGAAAGATAGACAGATGTTTATCACTATAGGTGATATGGCTGTCTGTGAAAAATGTTATAGGGTATTTTTTAGACCTATAAATGAATTTGGAAAGATGGAAAAAAATGAAAAAGTATCTTAAACCGTGGGAAATACAGACCATTGTAATAGGGATTATATCGGGTCTACTCGCTCTTCTTTGTAATTATTATCGACTACCTATGGTGTTTTGGGGGATAGGAATTTTTTCCGGTATCATTATTGGTTACTTACCAACAGAAAAGGAAATGAAAGATGAGCAACGTGAAGAAAATTGATGAATGGCTGAAAGAAAAAGGTATTACGCTTGAGGATGCTGTTCAACTTGGTATCGCTCCTATATTACTTGAATGTAAGAAACGGGAAGCTGAACTGGAAGTTATTGAAAAACAGAATGAGGTTCTGATTACTGAATTGGATAATGTTCTCAACAAGATTAAAAGAGAATTAAAAGAAATGGATGATAATGCCCAAAGGCTCAAGGCCTTGGTTGAGTTTCAAGTAAAAGGGAGAACGTTTGACGCATGATTATTTGTCCGAAATGTAGAGGCCGTGTGGAGATCGTCGATACGGAAAAAGTGGATGCTCCTACTGGTAAGGGAAAAATGTTTATTCCCATCTATCAATGTCTTAAGTGTAAAAAATCTTTTACAGACAGTGATGCAAAGAAAACACCTATGGAACAAGATATATAATCATAAATAATAATATGAAAAAAATAAAATCATATTTTATATATTTGTAAGAGATAACTAATGTTTGACGATATTATAGGAAACCAAAATAAACCCTGCCGTTGCACACCATATATCAATATCAAGGTCACAAAAGGCGAGGTTGCTGAAACAAACACATTGGGATATATCCTTATCATATACGTTGACCCAGCAAATGGTAAAATGTATTACCTTAAGTACATTACTAAAGAGAAATTCAATAGTGGTGATGAAGTTGAAATAGTTTTCGAAGATTTGAATAAAGGACCTCATATAACACAAATTTGTGAACGATGGACAATAGACAATAAAACACAAGATGATATATGTGTTGAAGAAGTAAGAAAGGTGAAAAAATGAAAAAGATGGAACCAAAAGAAGACACGTTTATTTCATTACAATTGATTGAAGAAGGTTCGGGAGAATATATCACGACATTGAACCTGACATTCGATCAGACGATTAACCTTTTGCAATTCGCTATCGTTAGAGGACTAAAAGATCAAATCAAATTTATAGAAGAAAACAAGGAAAAAAAAGATGTTTGACGACCTTATTATTCCCAAAAAAGCGATGAAGGTAACGCAGCGGAAAAAAAAAGATGGAATTGATCTTTCCGGCGCCACTTCTCCAATCGTTCAAAACACAGCATCACCTTGTCAAAAATGTAATTCAACAGACCTAATAATATTAATGCACCATCTAAACCCATATACAGGACGTAAAGAGTTTTTTGTTGAATGTAAAATGTGTGGACATCAGTATTGGTCGCTATAAAGACTAATATAATTGCAATTTTCGTTTATTTACATCTTACTAATAATTTGATATAATAATCATTAATGTATGGTTTTTTAAAATGTGAAAGGATTATTAATATGAAAACTGTTGAAATTAAAAAATATGTTGAAGCTATTAATGAGCTTCATACTGAATTTGTAAAGTCCACCAACCTCATTGAAAAACATAGATTTGCTGTAGCACTTAGCATTATGGCAGATCAACTTATGTTAGCCCTATCACCAATCATAAACGCTAAAATAATAAAACCGGGAATTATTGTAGAAGATTATTTACCAAATGATCGTCCACCTACACCTCAAAAGACAGCGAAAATATATCAATTCAAGGAAAAAGAGTGATATGTACTGGTTTGTACTTTTTCTTATAGGTATGTGCACATTTTCTACAGCAGTATTCCTTACTGTAATGTTCTCATGGCTACCATCGTGGTTTCCATATCTTACGATAACCGTAATACCCGGAACGTTCATTGTAGATCATCTTGTTAAAAGGAAAAGAAATGTGTAGATCAATGTTCGATCTCGATTGCAAGAAAAAAAGAAATGGTGTACTATAAACAATACATATGATATGTTTCCAGTAGGAACAAGGGTTCACGTTGTTACGGCCTGTCAGGATTTCAATTTCTTTTATGATGAAACTGGTTTTGTAACCAAGAACACAGGTGAATATCTCGGTATCACCGTAACGTTTGATGAAAAAAGGGAATTTACCAACGGGGATGTCCAAACTAGTTTTGGATTTAATCCCGATGATTTATTTCCATTAGACATACCAAATAAACTATTTGAAGTGGAGTAAAAAATGTTTGAAGATATTCTTGGACCAAATAAATCGAATATGACCGATACCTCTGCCAGACATGGATGCGGCCGTCCTAGGCTAACGTGTAATGGTAAGTGTAATGGAATAGATGTTGATGGCCAACATATTTATTTCAATTATGTAGATATAAGCAACGGTAAAACATATAATATCAAATACCGTTGGCCGGATGCTATTATGAAAAAAATGTTCGTAAAAGACGACCCGGTTGAAATAGTGTTTTATGATGGTAAATTCAAAAATGTTTCAATACAAAAGTGCCGTCGGCTGGATATTCGTAGTAAAAAATGGGATTTCATTGATATACAGGATATTATAAAACGATGAAAAAAATTCTCAAAATAAAAAGTATATCCGCACCGAGCAAAATATATAAATATATTACATTCCAAATTATAGAACAATCACATCGAGGTTCTAATTTTGGTGACGAATCATCTGATTTCTCGGCTTCTAACGGTATTGTTTTGGCATCTTCCTTGTTCCCGCAGATAGGATATACAGCATTTTATGTGCGTGGAACAAACCACGATGAAGACGATAAAATATTGAAAACTACATCTAAAACTTTTGAGAGAATTCAATTTGCCATACAAGAATATAATAATTTCTTTAATGGAAAGAAAATTTCTATCGGACAAGACGATTATATCAAAAGGATAGGTATCTCATATAACGATATTTAAGTATGTCATAGTAAGATTTTACTATTGGAAATACCCACGGATATATTTTGGGCCATAATCATCGGCCGATGGAAAACAGAAAAAACTTTTATAAAAAGTGTATCGAGCATTAGTAGTGGTAATGAAAAAATGTAAACACGTATATCAAATAGAAAAACATGGAAAATATTTTCTCGTAAAATGTATAAAGTGTAGACAAAGATTGTTTTGTGAACATTTTTCAGAAAAATATTTAATATGTGATGATTGTATAAACATTCTTCGTAAAAACATTTTAAAAGGAAAGTATTATGATTAATAAAAACAAAGAAATGAGAGCAGGTTGGATACATGAATTTTATATATCGTCAACGGCCACACATCCTTACCTCTATTATATTCCGGTAATATTTACGGATACGGTTATTCTTTATACGGAAAACGGGATAAGTGAAATTGGTAAATACAAAATAAGTGAAGTAGAAAAATCTTATTATAAAATTATTCCTATAAAAAAATTCGATACAGCTGAACCAAAAATTGGGCAGGATGAATATCTTAAAAGAATGGGCATAAGGTAGTATAATTTTATAAAATATTTTCTACTGTTAACCAAAAGATACATATAACACACCGTTTTTACTCATCTTTTCTTGTTTACATATACCTTCAACTATGATATAATATCTCATATTTGGAGGTTTAATCATGAAGAAAGAACACGCTGAAAAATTATTGAAGGATTTTCCCTATCAGTTTTCGTACTATCACGATCACACAAAACCCATGATGCCAATGGTATTTGGATTTGAGTGTGGTGATGGTTGGTATGAGATCATTTACAATCTCACCAAGAAATTATCGGAAGTATCGCCCACTACAAAAGTAATGCAAGTCAAAGAGAAGTTTGCTGGCCTACGTTACTATGTCGATTCATGTAATGAAGAAGGTTTCGAATTGATTAATCAAGCAGAAAAATTATCGTATAAAACCTGTGAAAATTGTGGTTCGATGGAAGATGTAAAAATAAGAGGAAAATACTGGGCACAAACCCGTTGTGAAAAATGTAAAGACGTTTCAGCGAGGGATACGAGATGAAAGTAAAATCTTTGATACAAAGAGGTCATTGGGTATATGATACAAAAACCGAAAAATCAAAAACCATTGAATGGTGAATCATATCTGACAGCTAAGATTGTGACTTCCAAATATTCTACATTTTGGTATGAAAGGGAAATAGGTGAATTGTATTATATTTGTCCTACAAGACGACAACATCGTCCATATCGTAATGGAGCTCCCGGTGATTGGTATTATGAGGTAATAGGCCCCTTTGCCAGTAAAAGATTTTTATTGGAACGCGATATTGAAATAGTTGTATTAGATGAATATAAAATTCCAGAAGAGTTATTTGAAATATGAAAACAAAAGTGAGATATATTGGTGATAAGGACTGTTGGGGATTTGTACAAAATTTCATTTATGATGTAACAGATATTGACGAGTTAAGCGGTAATATATTACCATATTGGATTGTTTTGAATAGTGGTATCAGAGCATCTGGTATGGCTTTCATGAAAGAAGATGCTGTGATCGTATCAATAATTCCAGACGAGTTATTTGAAATATGAAGTGTGATAATCGTAACGGACTATTTGGTGGATATAAAGCCTCCATTAATTGTACAAATAAAGCGATATGGAAAATAACCATAGATCGAAACGAGGTCAATATAAAACCGATGTATGTGTGTGATTCATGTTCTTTCCATATTTCAAAGACAATAAAGAAAAGGTTTGAATTACACGGGAGAGAAACAATAATTGAGATGGAGAGAATATTATAAAGTGGAAAAATAGTGAAGAATTTGAACATAAGAAAAAAAGAATAGCTGAATGGCATAGGGAGCATAGGGAAGTAAAAGAAAGGTAATAGGCCGTATAAAATATTATGGTAATTATTTCACTTATGAATGAATAGAATATGAAAAAGATATTTCAAATGAACATAACCGATTCAAACTTGAAAAAAATTGGAAAATACAAATATGATAAATTTGTACAGGATTATAGAAGATGTGGTGGCAGGTTTTATGTGTTCAATGACCAAATTGGAAACAGTGTAATATATGTGGAAAGATCATATGACCCAAAATTATACTGGATTGTGATGAAGAAAAATGGTATGCTCATTGACGTGCCTATAGAAGTTACACTGGATGGAGGTCTATTTGAGATATGAAGGTAAGAGCGATAAAAGCCAAATATGATGATGTGTGGTATTATAATGATATAGGAAAGATTTTTGAAGTAGAAGAAAAATTATATATGTCAACTTACTATCTATTGAAAAACCGACCTTATGAAACAATCAGAGGCTTCCGTATTTCAGATGTAAAAGTTACCGGACGAATTATTTGAGATATAGAAAGAACGAATTATGAAACGAGAATTGTTATTTTCAGTGACAAAGGACGATTTTGATGTTCAAACGTTCAAAGCTGGTGGTAAGGGCGGGCAACACCAGAACACCACAAATACAGGTGTTCGTATCATTCATAAGGAATCTGGTGCAGTAGGTGAATCCCGTGAAGAACGGTCACAGGCACAAAACAAGAAAGTTGCCTTCCGTAGATGTATTGAAACAAAGATATTTCAATTATGGTTGAGACTCAAATCATCTGCCCGTATGAAAGGAATATATGATATTGAGAAACATCTTGACAAGATGATGGAAGAAAAGAATATCAAAGTAGAAACCTATACACCAAAGGAGTAATAAAATGTCTAAATCACCTGAAATGGAAAAAATTTTAAACGATATATCGAAACGCATGTATGGGAGAGAAAGGAACTCTAATATGTGTGTAGTTTGTGGTTCCGATAAGGTAAAACCAACCGATTTCAAGGATAATCTGTCTCGAAAGGAATATACCATTTCCTATATGTGCCAGAAATGTCAGGATAAAGTGTTTTTCGACAATGGAGAACAATAAAACAGTTATATTATTTGGTAAAATAAAATCAAAAGTGCAAGTAGGCCGATACTGACATATGAGGGCTGTAACGTTATACAGGATAAACAAGCTAAGTATATCATGAGCCTTATTTGCAAAGACTCCAAGGCCGAGAACAAGCTGGAAAAGATAATGGAAAAAGTGGACGAAGTTATATTAAACCGCCAAGAAAACGAAGAACATCCTTATCTAGGAGATGTTTTCGACGAACTCAGGCAAATTACCTTCACGGAGAGAAAGAGATGAAACTGGAAACAGCGCAGAAGTTACAATGGCCGTGGCCTACAGAATGGGTTTACCTTGTAAAAAAAACCGGGCACATAGAGTCTCGCCACAAAAAAGAGTCCTGGGGTAAGTATTACGATCTACAAAAAGTAATACAAAACCCCTCTGTCGAGGAGATGCTGGAGAGGATGCCGAACTTTATCTGTAAAAATGCCAGCGATCCGGTTCTTTATAAAGCGATTATCTGGTCGGATAGAGACTTTAGTGTTGGATACCGTGGCGGCAAGGGGGAGGGGTTTATGCTTAATTTTCCCGATAACCTCGCCGAAGCCCTCGCCCTTCTCTGCATCTGGCTTCGGGACAATAAACTAATGGATTGGAAGCGAGAAGAGGTGGGAAATGAAGAACACGTTAAGGCATCTAAAAAAATTGGATGGAACAACTCATGAAAAAATGTCTAGAATGTGGTAACTGGAGTGTTAAAGTATTAAGTAGTCAAGAAGAGCAATGCTTGGCCTATGGTTGCTCATACAAAGTAATATATTCAACAGACCGAGAAAGAATATTGGAATTAGAAAAACAAGTCAAATATTTAAACACTATCATAGTGGAGTGGTCAAGGGAAAGAGGGGAGTTATGAACATAGACCGATTTATCGCTGAGAATGTTATGCACGTTTGCTGGCATAAGGCCGATGAAACTTCGTGGTACGGAGAACGGTGTTCTTTATGTGGATTAAACACAATGGATGATGATAATAAATTGTTTTCTTTAGTTGAAACACTTCATCCCAATTATTCAACCGGAAAACATAAAACCGACTTGATGAACTTCTGCGTAGAACAGGAATGGTGGCTGAAATTTTGGGATTGGGCTTATTTCGATAATTATCTACCAACAGGAGAATATAGAAAATCGTCAGGACCGCTTCATGCTGTATTCACCGCCTATCTCTGGCGCAGCCTACGTGAACTGGTGGCGGTTTATCATGGGTATAAAGAATGATATGAAAACATTTGCAACGGGCGAAATTGTAAGATGGGGTGATTCATTATGGATAGTATCGGAATCGAGAAAAGATAAACTGGTATTACTTAGCATGAATCGTGCTAATTGCTCTGCCTATATATCGGAAAATTGGCCAATAAAGAAATCGGACAGACAAGTGAAATGGGTAGCTAATAGTGTATATGATTTTATCACTCGCACACTAAAAAATGTAGGAAAATAATTTTATAAAATGGATGTATTTGATTTTATATTAATATGCCTTCCGATTGCTGCTTTTGTTTGTACTAATGTTTTTTATTTTGTTAGAACATTAAACAGAATAAAAGAAGATATAAAGAGGATAGAACAAGAGCAAGCTAGAAGGGCAGAAGAAGCTCGAAGAATATTGTCTGCAGCTAGGGTGGAAAGACAAAAATTAATATCATATATGAACTTGGTTGGAATTACCCACCCATTTACTAAAGAAGAAATTTCAAAGAAAAGGAGGGTCCTTAGTTTAAAATATCATCCAGATCGTAATAACGGAAAAGACGATAAAATGAAAAGAGTAAACGAAGCGTGTGATTATTTAGAAAAAATGTCACAAGGATAAGGAAAAAGATTTACTTGAAGCTAGGGAAATGGAACACGTAAGAGAAAGTAACCATCGAATAATACTCTTATAGGGGATAGTTTTATAATGGATTTACAAAAAGTCATCATCACTAGCCAAAGACCTTGTATACATTTATGTGAATAGGTGATATAACAGAAAGAAAATCAGTAGGAGATTAGAGGATGAAGAAGTTATTTTGTATATTATTGGTTGTTTTACTTACTGGTTGTGGTATTCCATTCACCAAGATAGATATGTCATTATATCAAAATGATTACCTTGAGTGTGAATGGGAAGCCGATAGGGTGGCCGGATATTATAAAGGTGGCCCTCACGCTGAACAACTTATAAAATGTATGGAAAAAAGAGGATATAATACACATAGGGAGTATGTTGAAATGTTATGAAAACATTTATAACAGCAATCATAATGGTATTGGCATCAACCAGTTTTGCTTTAGCGGACACAGGAAGAATATATGATGATCGGGGGTTGGAACAAAGACAGAAGAGGGTAGGTATTATTCACCCGATGGGAAGTATCAAGGGAAAGAGGTAGATGGCCGATATTACTCAAATGACGGCAAATATGTAGGTAAACAAGATGGTGATAGATACTACTCAAGTGATGGTTCATATAGAGGTAAAGAAGTGAATGGCCGTCTGTATAATACAACTGGGAAATATAAAGGGAGTAAGAGATAATGAAGAAGTTACTTGGTCTATTGATAATGTGTTTTATGCTAACTGGATGTGCAACACATTTTACAAAGAATGATATGTCAAGAATAAATGATGATAAAACCGAATGTCTGAGTCTTGGTTCACAAGCAGGATTATCTGCTGATACTTTTATAGTTTATATTGATTGTATGGAAACCAGAGGATATGTAACTGACCCCGAATATAAGAAAGGATTTGTTGATGCTTACCAGAAGAAAGAAGCTTCATTGAAAAAGTATAAACAATAAACACTATCTTCATATTTTATATCTCCTTAGCAATAATAACATAACTAGCCAAAAACCATAATACAAAAAATAATAACATAATTACAAAAAGTCATCATTACAAAAAGTCATCATTACTAGCCAAAAACCATATTATATAGGGTAAATCTAATAAGGAGGGATAACAATGGAAGATTTGCAAAAAAGTCTCGTTACCAAAATTGGTGAGCAATTGAAGTCTGATAAACCAAACATACAATTGCTTGACGTATTGAACCGATTGTTGGGAACAGTCAATAACTATCTTGTTGCTATAAGAGGTTACTGATAGTAATATCCCCTATAGGAATAATACTCTTATAGGGGATAGTTTTATAAAATCAATAACATATTCTTGTTTACATTTATATGAATAGGTGGTATAATAGAAAGAAAAGTAGTAGAAGAGTGTAAAATGGATTTTGAGACAAATTTGAGGTATGAACAGGAAAAAAAGTCAGAAGTGTTGGGGGCATTACTTTCATTTATTTTGCCCGGTATAGGTAGTATGTATGCTGGGAAGGTAGGTAAAGGAATTATGTTCCTTTTCGGCGCGATCATTGGTTATATATTATTTGTCATCCCCGGCTTGATCGTTCACCTGTTTTCTATCATATCAGGATATAATGATGTAAAGATTTCAAATACCCTTTTGGGATTGGAATATCTCAAAAGAGAGAAAGAGTAAGATTATGAAAAAGATATTGTGTATAATAATTGGATTGGTTATGGTATTGTTTACTAATAATGTCTTTGCTCAATGGGGAACACCTGTTTTAAGGGAAAGAGATTTAATGATTATTGGTAATGAGGATATGGTTGATTCGCTATGTCCAGCACAACAAAGTATAAACAAGTGTTGGCAGAAAGTAATGACAATAAAAAGTGAACCTACCTATAGTAAAGATAGGAAACTTCAAATGAATGCTTATAATTGGAGTGAAGAATGTAAGGTGATTGAGAAGAATTATAAAACTTGTGAAAGGGTATTAAAGAAGATTCGTGCACAAGATTTAAAGGATTGTAAGAAGGCCGGGTATTGTAAGTAAGGGTATAACGATATAAAAAGTAGCAACCAATCTATCACTACACAAAAACCCTATCATTTAATCCCCGACTGAACATATAGCATCTCAGCCCATTCTTATTCGATAATTCATATTACATCATTGTGTAAAGTGTCACCTTGGCACCCCTTTCATATCAATACTCTGCAGACTACTCCCGGTTTTATACTTTTTACACTGAAAACACTATACATCACCCCTTCTACAGTAACCAAAATATAAAATATTATATCACTGTCGGTATTCTTTACACATTAGTGTCGGTATTCTTTACACTCGATTAATTATTCTTGTAAGTTATTGATATTATGTAGAAAAATTAATTGTTTACATTTATGTACATAGGTGGTATAATAGTATTATAAACAATTGGAGATTAACAGATGAAAGATAAAAGGGAACGTAGGAAAGAGCTTTTTAAGATATCGGTTAAACCGGATACCTCGTCTGATTATCCCGATGAAATGGAGATTGCTTATACTAAGAACGGTTTCCAGAAAACTATTTTTAGTTTGTTGCCCGAGGAAATGGAACAATTTATTTTGGTTTTTCAGGACACTCTGAAAAAAATACAGAGATAAGAGGAAATATGGCCAGAGGACGTAAAATAGATGTTAACAGTGTTCGCCATCGGAAGTTTTGCAAGAGGCTTGAAAACGTTGACAGGTATATGAATGCTGTCACGCGTGGTATTGAACGTGGAAACAAGATGTATACAAATTCCTATGATGTAGCCCTGGCTGTTATAACGGAGCTTCGGATTGACGGATTCCAGATTATTCCCCACCCTACCAGGAAAGGTGACAAGTAATGCCTAAGATGAAAGTGTATAACGATAAAAACATCATTCGTTTAAAGGGTTTTGGTGAAACTAAATCCTGGGTTCGTAAGAACATCAAAAACAAGGGTGGCGTTGTAGACCCCGATACTTATGAATGGGTTATGCCTAATAAGGATCGTTATGTCGTGTATGCTGTGGGTGTTCGTTTAATTCCTGCCAGTGAAGTGGCTAAACGTAAGAAAGTTAAACCTGTAAACTATGCCACCACTGATGATTTGGGTGATGTGAAAACCCCGGTGGAAAAGAAGGTTCGTGTTAAACGGGCTGTGAAAGACCCTGTTGTCAAGGTGTTAAAGCTTCGTATTGTTCGTAAACCCACTAACGGTAGCAAGATTATCAATTTGAGGATTAGGTAATATGGTTGTATACATTACTAAGCAATGGGAACCTTGTGAGTGTAAGGCTGCTTGTGATTATACTATTGATCTGGTATTCATGAAGGAAGCGGATGCTGAGAAGCGTGCCGAGGAACTGTATCAAGGTTTTTATACTGTGGAACAGGTGATTGAATAATGGAAATCTTACACTTCTGGTATGATTGTATGAAGGAAAAAGAAGGCCAATGGATGTTTATTGGCGGTGTAGTGTTCATGATCTGTATTTTAATCATTATTGCCTTATAGGAGAATGTAACAATGGCTATGACCCGCAAAGACTATAACCGTATTGCCTATTACCTTGCCATGCAGGAACCTGAGTTGTTATCGGATAATAATGACATTAGCCAGGTTCGTATGCAGCATGAGGTATGTTGTTCAGCTGTTGCCCAGGCGTTAGTGGGGACAAATCCCCGGTTTCGTAAGGAATATTTTTTGGAAGCGTGTAAATTCAGTTATTGGGAAAACAGGAAACTTCCCCGATAGAGGAGCATTATGATTTTTCAATTGGAAAGAACATTACGGAATGGCGCTACGGTTATTGCCTTTATGGGCGATATTGTCCTGGCACGATGGAACAAGGGAACCCATATGGAATATGTGACCTGGAGAATTGATAAGAACGCAGATGCCTATTGTGGCCATTACTTTAAGGATTTGGATGAAGCTAAAGCGGATTTCAAAGAACGTATCTAATGAGCTGTAATTGTGGAAAGTGCAAGAAGATTAAAACCCTTACAGGCACTAGCGCTAAAGTTGTCAGTGACCGGATGCAATCTGTATCGCTGATATGTATGGATTAAAGATGGGTGATTTCGATTTTCATTCATGTTTGAATCATGGCCGTATTGAATAGTATGAGGGGGAACAAATAATGAGTATGTATACAGATACGAATTTTAAGACCAAGAAGGCTTTGAAAGAGGCAGTGGCCACTGGAAAGAAAATCGGATATTACCAGCCGGGGCCTTTTGGTGGTAATGAACCTAAAGACGGAACGATTTTTTTGGAAGGGCCGTGGTATCCTCAGCCCCATAACTGGTACGCTAAGGCTATAGTTAAAAACGGTATTATTGTGAAGGTTACTTAATTTTTTAAAAAATTAAGTAACCTTTTATAAATAAATATGTAGGAAAGAAATTTAAGCTTAGTACTACCAGAGCAGATGAGATACCAGTGGTATCGTTCTTTTGAGACATCGTAAAGCCAAGCGTCAGGAACAGTAAGGGTTTTATAACTACAACAAGGCAGTTTGTAATACTGCCTGGTATTGGACCGTAAAAAAATTACGATAGTAGGACCATAGTTGAAAACAGAAAGCAGGTGATTAAGCCAGCAATCCTGTCGTAAACAGCAGTTTGTAACACTGCTTGGTAATAGACCAAAAAGTTACGGTATAATTAGTCGAAAGCAGAAAGCAGGTGATTAAGCCAGCAATCCTGTAATAGACAAGGGTACAGCGACTATACCCCGTGAACCTTTGGTAGCAGTTAGACGATAATTAACTTCGTAATCCTGTGAAAAAAGACGAACGAAAATAGGACTATTTTCGTGCAATATAAACAAGGTGTATATATGAAGCAAGCTACCTGGGTTAAATGTAATGGAGAGGCACATGGCAATCCGTATATCGACCATTGTATGATATGCATACCCTATTGGGGCGAATATCCGATTTGTCCGTATTGCAATTCTACGCACCTAGGTAATGGTGTCACTAGAACCAAGTGCAAGAAATGTGGTAAAATGGTAAGTATGAAACGGGATATCGTCCCTATATAGCGTCAAAATTTTGACGCTATTGGTATTTCGAGGTCATAACCGTATATGAAAAATCTTGCAACTATTTGATTATATTGAGAAACATTTTTGTTTACATTCCCTGCCGGATATGATATACTATAGGTATAGACAATCGGAAAGGAAAAAGATTGAGAGTACAGGCCCCCCGTTATAGAGTAATCACGAATTTGGTTGAAATCGCTCAGATTCTTGCCTCAACCCGTAGGATTATTGAAAATAGTAATGGTGACTTGAACGCAATGGCTATTGTATCCAATCTTGGAATGATTGCCGAGGATTTGACTGATTTAGGTCAGACCATTGCCGCCAATCACGTTGCTACCGCCGGAAAGATTCTTTTTTCATATCCCATGTATCGTAACAATCATATCGTTGACCGTGAAACCCTGATTCAGATTATGGGTAACATTTCCAGCGCCATCATTTTTATCACCGATCATCGTTTTTATCACCGATAACCCTACCCGATAACATATAGGAGATTTAATATGTTTGGAAAGAAAAATACTACCGACGGTTTAACTTACAATTTTAATACCAACGGCAAGCTTGAGATTCAGCTCAAGACTAAAAACCGTATGGGTGACAAGACCAAAACCAAGTGGATGCCTGCCACGCCTAACGTGTTCCGGTCTTTCCATGGCAAGCGTAGGGTAAACGGTGTAAACTTCAAGGGGCAGGTGTTCTGCTTTATGACCAACGCCAAGTACGGTATTGACGCCTTTATGGACGGCTATAAAACAGCCCCTGTAAAGTCCCGTATACCCGAAAAGAAGCCCCTTTCCATCCAGATTGTGAAGAAGGGAAATTCCAATGGTTATACCATGGCTGCCATTACCGATTTTTCTACCGGTAAAACTACAGTGAAGTTTCGCCCTTTTGGGAAGTAACAGCTCCCTTATATAACATATGTTGTATGTGTGGACATATCAGATTATTATATAGCCACCATATGACAATCCTCGGAGAGCTGTGTGATTATTGTGTAATAGAGTTGGAAACAAAAAAATTATAACAACAAAAGGAGATTTACCAGATGAAGAAGACAGCAAAGCCCGCAACAGACACCAAGGCCCCCGCCAAGGCAACCGCAAAGAAGCCTGAGGCGCCCAAGACCGTTACCGGCACCCTCAAGTATAACAAGGACACCAAGCGCTTCCACGCATACGATATCAAGGGTGGAACCTTCAATGGTGCCGTGTATTTCGAGAAGGATGGCGATATCCCTAAGACCATTACCCTGACCATCGTTTCGTAATACGAAACCTATATGATACCCTATGCAAGATCGGCGGTGTCTTTTGATGCCTAACCGGGGCTGTACAGGGTATCATATAAATATAATTATACTGTATCGGAAGGGGGTGATTATCTTCTACACTGAATAACAGTTAGACCATATTTAGATTGTATTAGAATGAATTAAAATGACTATCGAAGGACTAAAGAAACCAATGAAGTAAGACTGTTACACTATTAACTTAAATTGATATTAGGGTTATTATAAACCCCTATCCCACAGGTCTTCGGATGTCTGGCAGATAGGGGTTTTTTTATGCCCATCAATTCAATCGAAAAATTTATAACTAGGAAATTCCCATATAAGGGGTATTATGTCCCCAATATGTCCCCTTACACTATAGTGTCACCTTACAAAACCTTACATAGTGTCACCTTACAAAACCTTACACTACAGTATATAGCAAGGTGAAAAAAGGTGAAAAAAGGTGAATTTAAGATATAAATATATGTAACTATTATGTTTGGAGGGTGACAAGGTGAGTAAATTGAATAGAGATAAGGTGTTTTATGAAGCAAAGATCGAGAATGTCCCTGTTGATGTTCTAGCAAAGAAATATTCAGTAACTCGTAAGTCAATATATCAAATCCTACAAGGCTTTGATAAGGATGATAAGGTAAGGATATTAAAGGTTGAGATTGAAAGATTAAAGGCTATGAATGAAAAACTCAATGTACATTCTTTATTGAGAACTGAAATTGAGAAGCTAAAAAGGGTGATAGACGATATATGGGTGAATAAAGGTGAAAAAAGGTTACAACCCGATACCAAACCCAATAGAAATGGGGATAGAGAGGGTGACACTGATGTACCCTCAATCAAGGATATATTTGCAAATAGAAACGGTAATGGTATCAAGAGGGCCACTGATGAAGATTGTGGTGGTATATTCGAATAATGAAAGAAACCACCACCTTTCAATACTCCAAAGAATGTATACCGGTATATGTACTATATGATATAATACCCTGTATATACAGGTACTTAAGTACTATGTACATCCGATGTAACATATGGTATAATGAATGTATAAAATAAGGTTAACCTACATATAATGTAGGCCTATGGGTCTACATTATTTGGAAATAATAATTAATTATAAATTAATTATTACATTATTTGGAAATACCCTAAAAACGGGTTAACCCTTATGAAAACAGGTGCTGAAATTGCAGGAATTAGCTTAGATATGCACTTGCTTATTCAATTACAGGGAGTTATCAGCTTATAATTGCAACTATGCACTTGCTTATTCAATTACAGGGAGTTATCAGCTTATAATTGCAACGTTGCACTATTACAGGTAGATATGCACTTGCTTATTCAATTACAGGTAGATATGCACTTGCTTATTCAATAGTTATCAGCTTATTTAATTACAACGTTGCACTATTACAGGTGGTTATAAAAAAATTGCTGGGCCGGGAAAATATATTATAGGGGAGATTAATATGTCTGTAAGAACAAAAAACCGTATTATAGGATGGTGTTTGATCGGTATTCCAATCCTGATCGTAACAATTCTTCTAATGATTGAATTTGGATCTGTACCGGTATTACAATTCATAGCTGGATTTGGTGCTATCGTAATAGGTATTACGATGGTTGCTGTAGGTATATTATATATATCGGGAGAGTATGATAAATGAAAAGAGTGTTATCTGTAATCGTGGTAACGTGTTTCCTGTTTACGATGGTAGGGTGCGGGTCGAACAAAAATATTCCCATTAAAGACAAGGAAGGAAAGTATCGGACTTATACGTTTCAGCAGGTTGGGCTGTTCAATCAGGAAAAGAAAAACCCCCAAGTCGAATATAGTGTGATCGTTGGTAACGTGATTTGGGCAGTTATTCTCTGTGAGACTGTTATTGCACCTGTTGTTATTTTCGGTTGGTATCTGTATGAACCGATTGGTACATCTGTTGAAGGTGTGCCTGGTGCTGTGGAGCCTCCACAGCATGCTGTGGAGGATAGATAATGTTGGAATGGTTGTTGATAGCTATTGTAATATTGGTTATACTGATATTATATTTGGATAATCGGATAAACAAATGAAAAGATATTTTATTCCCGATAAACACGGTGTACCGTGGACGGATGCTTTTCGTGAGGATATGGATCGACAGGGATGGAAGGCGGAGATTATAAGTGAGTATCATTTCGATACTTTCGATATATATCGTACGGAAGAAAGTAAAAAAAAGTATAAGACGATTGGAGTGTTAATAAAAAATGTGGTAAAATAATTGTAGAGGAAATTCGAATAATAGACGATAATAGAGAAATGAAAAGAGAATTATATATAAAGCTTGTTTCTTGTAGTGTATTTATTGTGCTTGGTTTCTTTGATCGTAAACAATGAGTTGTTTGAAAAATAAAAAATTGCCGGCGGCGGGAAATTTTGAAAATGGGGAGTTTACGCTTTTTATGAAAAAGAATTTGAAAATAGCATGGATATCGAAATCTGTCGATAGTGTAGTGTTTCGGATTATTGAACAATCTCACCGGAACGATGATTTTTCAAATCTGTTGGAAACGGAGCCGAATGAATATCTTTGCCCGGATACGAAGTTAAGGATTATTTCCTGTAGTATGCCTGAGTGGGATACGATTGGAAAAATCCTTTTTGTTCGAGGTTCAGATAGACGACATGACAATGATGAAATGTTGGTTTCTGTAAAAGAATTCGAAAAAATTGAAAAAGCGGTGGAGAATTACAATCGAGAACATAATGGGTTTGAACCGTTAAAAATAGATTGTTTACAGGACGATCTTTTTATAATAGAATAAAAGAGAATGGTTTCGTCTTTCGGGGCTATCTCTGTTGGTGCGAAAAAGACGACAATAGGTGGTTTTCTCGTGGAAAAAAAGACATATATAGTGAAATATATAGGAAATCGTATGGGCGATATAATGACTTCGAAATGGACCGGTAGTCTTTTTCTGGTGACGGACGGGGGAGCTTCATGGAATATTGTAGACGTTCTCCATTATGAAAACCCGTTCGAACTGGACCGCCAGGGGGACAACTCGTTTTTTAAATTCAATGCAGAAGTCGTTCAAGGTTATACGATGGTTGAATTGGAAGACGATTTATTTAAATTGGAATAATATATGGAAACGTTTATTTTTTTATTTTTATCGGCAGCGGCAATTATAACCGTTATTATCTGTATGTTTTTTGACGAATAGAAGGGAACGGATATTATGGTAAGAATATGTGAAAGAGTGAATAGTTGTCGCGTGGGCGATAATTGTCCAATTGGTGCTGGGTCTCGACATGAATGTGCCGGAACTCCGTTTTTTTGTGATGTAATATATGCACGAGTATCCTGTATTATCGCTCCCGATAAATTAAAAAAAGAACCTATATTCGGTAACGATGAATATCTTAAACGAATGGGAATAGTAGAATAATCATGACGAAAAAGTTTATTATAAGATACAAATATAGTCCTACCGATTTAATTTTTATTTGTACGAAGCAAATCAGAACGGAAATGGACCTTTATCGTAAAAAAACAGTGGAGATTTGGAAATATTGTGTTGAAAGGGAAATAACTCCCGGCTATGAAGGCAGTACGCGATATAGCAATGTAGAATTTAGATTGAACGATACATTATGTACCGTCGAACCCTATAAAAAAAATGCAATTGACGATTTCTATCAAGACGATTATTTGAGAAGGATCGGTCTATGAAATATCTTGTAATTTATAACTGGAAAATCCATAACGATAGAAAATCTCTTTTCATTTGTGTTAAAAAAAATAATTGTTTTATTATCGAAGACGATATAACGCCGGATGGAAATAATTATTATGGTGGACAGGGAAATCGTTTTGTCGGCCATAAAATTAATGATTTTTCAGAGTATATTGTAGCAGTAGAGAAATATAATGAAATTAAATGGGAACTGGATGAAGATAATTATTTGAGAAGGATTGGCTTATAATGAGAGAATATATTGAAATAGAAGTTATTGAGATAACCAAAAAAACTGCACTTGTCCGTATAAAAAAACAGTCACGTAGAAATTTTGTTTGGGAATCGAAAAGACATCCTGGATGTAGACTTCAAGCAGATTTTTTTCCAGATATTCATATTATAAATGAGAGAAAAAAATTATTTGTTTTTTATTTAAGAGGCCGTACCGTCAGGCGCGATAATACCGATATTTGGATGCCTCGATGGGCATATAATATTTTAATAGATATGATAATGGAGTATAACTGTATTTCAGAAGAAATTTTTTTATTGGATGAAAAATTATTTAAAATATGAAAATCGACTGAGCGGGTATTTTTGAATAATGTTTTAAAAGGTGGATAAAAAGAATGCAAGTGAATAAGAAAACATATTTGTATATTTGTGAGGAAACAGAGTGTTCTCTTCATAAGACATGTGGATACGGTATACCTCATGTTTGTAAGAGGTCACACGTTTGTCATTATTGTTATTCTTTAAGAAAAGAAGTTAATTGTATTCCTTCTTCACAAAAGATAACTTATGTGAGGTGTGTGGAAGCTAGATCATGTAATAGGTCAAGAGGTCGTTGTAGATTAGCGGTTCCCGATTTTCGAAGGACGCATTATCAAACCTGTCCTTATGATAATAATATAAAAATTTCATTTGAGGAATACGATACCGATTTATTGGAAAGAAATTCCGACAATGAATATTTAAAAAGAATGGGATATTGATATGACAGAAAGAAAATACATAAAATTGGATATTATTTTACGGACATATTTCGAGGTAAAATTTAAGATATCGGAACAATCACATCGAGGTCCTGTCTTTGTCGATCCGCTGCAAAAAAATTTTAAAGCATCTAATGGTATAATATTGATATCGGATGATATGCCAGAATGGAGGGCGTGGCCGAAAATCTTTTTTGTAAGAGGGAAGCAAAAAAACGGTGATAATAATGTTTTGTCCTGTTCTATAAACGATTATACTCATATAAATGAGGCTATAGAGGAGTATAATAAGTCGTTTGCCACTTTTAATATTATTTTTAATGAGGATTTGTTCACAATATGAGAACAAATATAAGAAAAGAGGCGGTTCAATGTGAGTTTGCAAATGTCTGTACGCATTCATGCATACATGGAGCAAAGTGGCCTCATGCCAAATCTACATCGTGTTTGGGGTTTACTTGTGATGTTATACATCAAAAAGTATGTTGTGTTTTTGTGAAAGTCGATAGTGTGAGTGCAGTTGATGAATACCTCAAAAGGCTTGGCCAAGATTGATTTACAGTCTATTTACAAATATGTGAAAAGGTGTTATAATATGATTATGAGATTATACAGATGTACAAAATTTACAAAAGATTGTTATCCTTGTGATCATAGGTATCGACATTCCTATAATTCAGGTACTTGCTCGACAACCTGCCAACACGATAAGGAAGCAAAATGTGAGTTGTGTGAGGGTGATATGTATATAAATGAAAAGCGTGACATGGCTCTTGCTGAGGCAAGAGAAGAGAAGTATCTTGATCGTATGGGTAAATCTATCGAAGATATTACTCAAATATTAAGAGAACAGGATACGTCAACATGGGAGGGGTTTGGTGCCCTTTTACATTGGGCAAGAGAACAGGATTGGTGGAACGATTTTCTTGAAGAAAATGGTATGGTTATTCAGAAAGTTGTTGACGGTGATACCGAACCTGCTATTTTTGAGTATTTCCCCGTAACTCTTATGGACCCGGATGAATTTGCTGATGCTATTTCGGCCTATCTGGACGAGTTAAATGAGCAGAAAGAAAAGGACCCGACAGACGATAATGATGAAAGTGGAGGGGAGAGTACAGAAGTTACTGAACCGCCTGAATCTAATATTTTTTTAGGTTCATGTAGTGGAAAAGTATGGTCAAATTGCATAAAAGAAAAGTGTGATCATTATTTGGATCACGATATTACAAATTGTAAGTCATTTTATTGTCATAATATAAAAAGAAGTGTGTGGTGTGTTACTGTAAAAAAAACTATAACGGAATCTCAACGGATTGGTGGTCATGCAAAAGATGTCTGGAGTACAAGTAATTTGTAATGCAATGAAGGAAAATTTATGTAAAAATAAAGGTCCTTTATGCAGTCACGCCGTTCCTCATTTATCAAGTGAATGTATTAGATTGGATGCTTCAAACGACTGTATTTTTTCAAATTATAAAATACATGAATGCTTTCCAATTACTGTAGGAACCGCATTTTGTGTTGAGTGTGAGGATATATTATTAACGGATTATATGAAAAGAATAGGAATATAATGAATCACAATACAAGAGAAATACACGATCCTAAATTGAAAGAACAGCTTGATGGTATTGATTTTTCCAATGCAAAACCATTCAAAGATGTTATTGAAGAATTGGAATATGAAATGGCTAATAGGTCATGGTATAAAAAAGCATGGGATTGGATTTGGTTCAAGACCTTTTATCATTTAACCCCAACCCAGCTTCAATGGTATAAAACTCAAGTAGAATGTTATTTTCACCGTGGTAAACATGGTTGGTCTTACATGGATACATGGGGATATGACCGATATCTTGCACAGGTTATTTCCGGTGGTGTAAAGAATATTCGTAAAAATACTTATGGGCATCCTTGTGATTGTGAGGAAGAACAGTGGAACGATATCCTCGACAAGATTGCCTTTACTTTTGATCTTGCTATTCGAGTACATGAAGAAGACCTTATATTGCTTCTTCGCGAAGATTTTGACAATGAAGAGAATTTCCTTGCACAAAAAGAACGTTATATCAAATTGTCAAAAGAAAATCCGGATTTTTGGAAGATTGTATCCGATGAAGATACGGTGAAATATAAAGAAGGCTGGAGATTATTCGAACGGTATTTTTTTTCATTGTGGGTTTAGGATATGAAAAGGACATTATTCATTCTATTTGCAACTCTTATTATATTTTTACTTGTATTTCAAACATACTCCCAGGCGCAGGAAAGGTGGGTTACTATTGCTGAGGATAAATCCAACGGAAGGCTGGCTGTTGAAGTAACTACTTATGATCCCTTGAAGGGCGCGTGGTTTCTTTTCGATAAAAGAGATAAGAAAAAAATTATTCGAATTATAGAGGAAAAAGAAAACATGGCTGTTTGCTTCAATGCATGCATTGAGAACGATGTTTTCTATACTTTACAGGAAAAACAGTGTGCAATTATTTCACAGGGTACGGTTGCTGAAACAATTTTTATGTCTTTATTAGTCATAAGAAATGAATATGAAAAACGGAAAGGTATAAAAAAATGATATTGGTAATGTACATTATAGGGTTTATGATAGGAATTTTATTTTATTGGTTATCTTCTATTATAGGGTCATTATGGCTGCAAATAGTTTTATTTCCGATTATATTTTCTGTGGGTTATTTGATAGCCTGTGGAATGTTTTATAAATTTTCGAAATAGGGTTTCGCAAAGCAACAGTGTAATATATTTCATTCTTCTGTAGAAAGGGGGTAGCAGACTATGCCGTCCCTCTTTCTTTGCGTATTTACATTTTATGTAAAATGTAGTATAATATGAATAATTATAAGTAAAAAGGTAAATAATATTATGGGTAAAAAATTGTATTATGAAAGACCGATTGTTGTATATTGTTACACCTGCCGAGAATGGTATTATGAAAAGAAAGTTGAATTCATCAATATCGAAGAAGGCATACAGGGTGAAGATATCCTTACTTTCAAGTGCCCTGTTTGTTCGACAGTCAATTCCTCTAAGTTTGTTCGACAGTCAATTCCTCTAAGTTTGTTCGACAGTCAATTCCTCTATAGAGGAATTGGATGATGTGTAATGAAACAAGGATGGGTTTGGGTCGCCACAACCTATTATACAGTCGGTGTGAATATTATAGATGATGTTATTACTTATGCACCACCTATAGTAAAATGGGCAAAGGGTAAAAAATTATCAGAGTATAAATCATATCTTGAAAGAAAAGGTGTTCTTGTTGAATGGAAAGAGTATGAAGAAAAAAATAAGTGATACCAAAAAATGTAAAAATAAAATGTATGATGTATAAAGGAGTATGACAAATGAAGAAAGCCTATATTATGCTGATACTTGGGGTATTATGCCTCATGTATACAGTACATGACTTTTATTCTATCTTGCCAATACCTGTTTTTGTAATAGATGATCCTATTATGGCAAAATCAGAAGAAATGCTGAGATATGCTGGTTGTCCAGAGAAAAAAATTCCGATACTGGCTCATGCTGTCTCAACGGCATCAAAATCTACAGATGGAGAAATTTCTCCAGCACTTATCGTAGCTCTGGTAAGAACGGAGTCTACATATAAGTCGGATGCTATATCGTCAAAAGGTTATAAAGGTTTGATGCAAACACCGAAAGCAACGTTTGAATATGCTGATGTCGATATCCTTTATGGTGTTCGTATATTGAGGGACAAGATTCGTATTGCAAATGGGAATCTTGAATTGGCTCTGGCACTTTATAAAGGTGGAAATAATCCAGAGGCAAAACGTTATGCAAAACAGACGATGAATCTGTATATGCAACTAGCAATGAAATAGGAGAATGTGTTGTGGAAAAGAAAATTGATTCAACAGTAGTAAAGATGGTAAAGGAGAACAGGGTAATGAGAAATATAATTGATTGGATTCATAAACAGTTACTTTTTGTCATTACAATTACTTTTATTTTCGGAGCTTGTGCCGGATTATATGGTGGAAAGATGATATACGAAAATAAGCTTGGTGAGGCCGTGAAAATTGGTGGGGCCGTACTCGAAAACAAGGTATATGACGTAAAGATGAGGCCGTAATTTACATCGCAATAAATATTTATTATAATAGGAGAGTGTCAAATGTCATATAATTATGATCCTTGTGATGATTGTGATTGGGATGATTGTGAAAATTGTTATGAGAGAGAATATAAAGAAGAGTTTGCCCAAATTCAGAGGGATGAAGCAATCTCAAAAGGCGATGATCCTATAATTTTTTCAGAGGACTTGATGGAATGAAACGGTTGGTTTTTGAATGTAAAGTAAAAGGTTCAAATTTAGAACAGTATGAAGTTCGTATAATAGAACAAACCCATCGCTGTTTGGAATTTGGTACTCATAACGATACTTTTGTTGCTAAAAATGGAATAAAATTTCAATCTGTTGGTTGCCCTCAATGGAAACCACGCAATAATCTTTTGTATGTTCGTGGATATGAAAGAAACAAAGACGATCAATCCTTTATTGTTTCCATACTAGATTATAAAAAGTTATTGAATGCTATGAAAGAGTATAATGAGACTTTTAAAATTCCAATGTCACATGTTTTAGATGATAATTTATTTGAGGTGCAATAATGACATTACGCCGTAATTATTATAATGTTACATCTGGACAAAATGATGAATCAAATAAGACGCCCATCTTTCTTTCTATTAAAGAACCTATTATAATTGAAGGTGTTGAGTTTTTCCCGTTTGTTGCATACGGTAAGGGGAGAATTTTTACATCTGTTATTATTGAACAGGATGGAAGACAACAGCAATATGATGTTATTACTGCATCGTTCACAGGGTTTTCCAAAGACCAGATGAAACTTTTTATCCGTGGAACTTATCAAAGAAAAAAAGGTTCTGTAGGTATGTTTGTTGAAAAGAACGATCTGAATTTGATTGTCGAAATTATAAAGCAATATAATGAAATATTAGGACATAGTACTATTATACCAGACCCAAATATTCTCGATAAGGAGCTGTTTGAAATATGAGGCCATTTTTATTCAACGATGAAAGTACCAATAAAAATTATTATCTTGAGATCATTGAAACACCGGGCATTGAAACAGACGACGATATGATCGAATTTTTTGATGCCAATATGTGTGATAGTGCTGAAATGGAATATCTTGAAAGACATTTTGGTGTTCACGATATTTCTTACGATTATGATGTAATGTTCGGATTTACTTCATACGAATGGGAAGATATTGAAGGATTGAAGAAGTATTGGTCAAAGTGGTTGACCGATCTTGGCTTCACAGTGGGAGAGTGGTATGAGTAAACTTAGCGAAACATTGGTGGAAACGATCAAGTTTCTGGAAATCAATCCTGTTGACCTGGCAGAGAAGTCGGGTTTACCATTGGACACCGTTCTCGGTTTATTGAGAGGGGATATCGAGATTGACGAAGCTATGGATGCTGGATTGCAGATAGCATTTGGAACTCGTAGAGGGTATTGGCTACAATTTAAGGATTGATTATGTAAAAAATTGTCTCTTATATTCATTATGGCAGGATATCAAAAAACTCTTTTGGTTTTGTCTTGCTCTTATTACTTTACTTACGACGGCGGTTATTATTGTGGTGAAATATTTCAAGTAGGAGAATATAAATTGAGCTGTGTGGTTTCGATTGTACAAGATGGTGTGATTTTTATGGGCGGAGATTCTTTGGCTATTGATGACGATAGTAATCAAACCCTTGTCAAGGATGAAAAGGTTTTTTATAAGACCGTAGGATTGAAGTCAAAGATGTTGATGGGGTTCGTGGGTAACTATCGAATCGGTAACATAATGAAACATACCTTCAAGTGCCCCAAAAGACTTTCCAACGATACAGTAGAACAATATATTTATGACCGTTTCATTGTCTCTCTCAAAGAAGCTGTGAAAAATGAAAACTTTGAGGATACCTCCCTTCTTATCGGATATGAAAAAAATCTTTATGTTATAGAGGACGATTTCAGTGTTGTGTGTCCTGTTAGTCCTTATACGGCAATAGGTCACGGTGGTGCTTACGCACTTGGTGCCTTGTCCGTACTCTTTTCTTTCGGAATAGCCCCACAAATGAAAATTGAGAAGGCCTTGTCTGCTGCCTCGGAACATTCTGCTGCTGTAAAACCCCCTTACCTGATATTGGAATTATAAAATGAATATACAATTGATTATAGAATTCACCGCAATGGTGCTGGTTTTCGCTGGAGTTTGGCAAATTACAATTCCAAAGAAAAATGGTTTATATTGGATGATACTTGCACAAATATTTTGGTCAATCTTTGCTGTAATGACGGGATCGTGGTTTCTCTTATTACAAAATGTGGTCTTATTGGGATTCAATGTAAGAGGCATCCGTAATTGGACGGCAAAAGGTATCGGATAGATGATTATTTACAAGGCCGTAAATAAAATAAACGGGAAATGTTATATTGGGCAAACAAAAAAATCTTTGAAAAAAAGAATTTATGTTCATATACAAGGAGCACTAGCAAGAAAAAATAATGGTTATTTTCATAACGCTATTCGGAAATATGGTAAAGAATTTTTTGATTGGGAAATTCTTTGTGAATGTTCATCAAAGGAAGAAATGGACGAAAGAGAAATGTTCTATATCAAAGAACATAATACAATGACGCCGAATGGATATAATATGACAGTTGGTGGTGAAGGTGTATGGGGATATAAACATACAGAAGAAGCTAGAAAAAAAATGAGTTTACTCAATAAAGGAAAGATTGTTTCGGAAGAAACAAGAAAGAAAATGAGTATTGCTTTTACTGGTAGATTTGTTTCAGAGGAAACAAGAAAGAAAATGAGCGAATCTGGTAAGAAAAAAATATTTACAGAGGAACATTTGAAAAATATAAGTAAAGCAAGAATGGGTGAAGGTAATGCAATGTATGGAAAACACCATTCAGAGGAAGCAAAAGAAAAGATAAGAAAAAGTAGGCGGGGAAAGGGGAAAAGATTTGGTGAAGATAACCCGTTTTATGGAAAACATCACTCAGAGGAAATAAAAAAAAGAATAAGTGATGGTGCAAAGAATTATTGGAGAAAGAAGAAAGGTTGGGAGTTGACTGTAGAATGAAATTTCGCGGTGAATATAACTTTTTGTCAAACTTCCACTCTGCAAAAGTGGTGTATGAAAGTGTAGAATACCCTACAGTAGAAAATGCGTATCAGGCGGCAAAAGTGGATGATATAAAATTACGAGAGTATTTTACAAAATCAAATCCGGTTGAGGCAAAGAGAGAAGGAAAAAAATTGAGTATGGTTGGACTTGTTCGCCCAGATTGGGATAATATAAAGGTCAATATTATGTATGGTCTATTGAAACAAAAGTTTTCCCATCCATACCTGAAAAAAAAATTGAATGAAATAAGGGGCCCAATTATTGAACATAATGAGTGGCACGATAACTTTTGGGGTTCTTGCACTTGTAACATCTGTAAGGACAAAGGGAAGAATGTGTTGGGCAAATTATTGATGAAAATAAGGGAATATAAAAAATGAAAAGAATTGGTATTATTGATGCTGACCTGATTAGTACAAATAAAAGGAATAAAGGTACACATCCAAATCTTGCTTGTATGAAACTTTCGGGCTTTCATAAAGTTAAAGGAGATAAGGTTGATCTTCTTCTAAATTATAATACTATTGATGATTACGATCAAGTTTATATTTCTAAAGTATTTACCGATAGTATTGTTCCCACTGTAAATGAGTTTTTTGAAGTACCATATATTGAAAGACCATATGTAAAATATGGAGGAACCGGATTTTTTCTTGGTAATGCAGAACCCCTACCTGATTATATTGAACATCATTATCCAGATTATAATCTTTATTGTAAATGGGTTTCTCAAGAGGAAGAACGTGGTATTAAACAAGCAAGACTTAAATATTATAAAAACTATTCTATTGGATTCACCACAAGAGGATGTTTTCGTAAATGTCAATTTTGTGTCAATCAGAAATACGATAAAGTATTTTTTCATTCGCATGTAAAAGAATTTTTCAATCCAGATAAAAAAATAATTTCTTTATGGGACGATAATATTTTTGGTTATTCAAAATGGAATGAAGTATTTGCAGAATTGATTGATACAGGAAAGAATTTTGAATTTAAACAAGGAATGGATATTCGTTTACTTTCAAAAGAAAAGGCAAAAACGATTTCATCTTGTAAGTATTATGGAGATTATATTTTTGCGTTTGATAATATAGATGATAAGGAAAGAATTATAAGTCAATTGAAATTGTGGAGAGAATATGTAAATCCAAAAAGAAAAACCAAATTGTATATTCTTTGTGGATTCGATAAAAATGGAAATTATGATGAAACTTTTTGGCGACAGGATATAATAAATACGTTTGAACGAATAAAGGTTCTTATGGAATTTGGTTGTGTTCCTTATATTATGAGATTTAGGAAATGTAATGGCCCATATAGGGATGTTTATCAGGGGATCAAAAGGTGGTGTAATTATGTGCCTGGTTATATGAAGAAAAGTTTCCGGCAGTATTGTGTTATCCAGGGTGAAGCCGGAAGAAATCCAGAAATAAATTCATTAAGAAAAATGGAAAAATTACATCCAGATATTGTTAAAAGATATTTTGACTTAAGAAGGGAAGATATAATTCTTGATAAAGACTGGTTATAACTTATAATATTAAGTACTTACATATAACATATTGAAACGATTGAGGGCTCTTCGGAACCCTCTTTTTTTGTATTTATTTGATATTGTTGGGGTATTTTTGATGTAACCTTGTTTACATATAGTCAATAATATGGTATAAGGTGTGATATAATGATTATAGATGATTTAAAATCTCGGCAGAGTAAGATTCAAGCTCTTTATCCGTCAACGAATCAGGAAATCTATACTCCGAATTTTCTTGTGGAGAGGATTCTTGATAGGTTGCCTAAGAAGCTGTGGACTAATCCAGACTTGAAGTGGTGTGATAGTGCAGCCAAGAGTGGTGAGTTTATGGTGGCGGTTATCATCCGTTTGATGGATGGTTTGAAGAAGAAGATTCCTAACGAGAAGAAACGGTATAACCATATCATTAAGAACATGGTTTATGGTTATTCCCTTACTTTAAGTGGTGCAATGGTTGTCCGTAAGACTGTTTACGGTGACAGGAATATCATGGGTAACGTATCTGATAAATATTTCATAGAGGAAAACAAGATGAAGTTTGATGTTATAGTTGGGAATCCCCCATATCAAGCCCCTGTGAAAGAAAAAGCAAAAAAGGGCGGCGCCGGGGCGCAACTTTGGCCAGAGTTTGTAAAGAAGTCTTTAGAATATATCAAGGATGGTGGTTATCTTGCGATGATTCATCCTTGTATGTGGAGAAAACCGGACGCGGAAATGTGGCCGGTTCTTACTCAATATCAAATTGAGTGGATTGAAATGCACAGGGCTATTAGAGGATATGGTGCCCCGAATGATTTAAGAGAAATAGGAACGGACATTTTTGGGGTTGGAACATCTTTTGATTGTTATGTTCTTCATAAGGTTCTTTATACTAAACCTACAGAGGTTGATGATTTTTCCGGCAAGAAATATATTATTGATTTGAGAGAATGGCCGTGGTTGCCCGGAGCGGAGTTTGATCTTATTAAAAAAATCTTGGCTTCAGATAAGGATAAGAAATGCGAAATTATATCCAATTATAGTTATGAAACTCGCCATTTATGGATGAATGAAAAAAAGGATAAGAAGTTTAAATATCCCTGCCTTCATGGAATTCATCAAGACGGTACTATTAGATATTATTATTCATCGAGAAATGATAAAGGTCATTTCAATATCTCTAAAGTAATTTTTGGTGACGGGGGGTATGTTTATCCTTTTAACGATTATAAGGGTGAATATGGAATGACTGGACATGCGTTGGCTATCCCGTGTTCTTCTAAAAAAGAGTCTCTTTTAATATATAATGCACTTAAAAGTGAAAAATTTAAAAGAGTTATTTGGCCCACGAAATGGTCTAATTATGAGACAGAGGGTAAGATGTTCAAATATTTCAAGAAAGATTTTTGGAAGTATTTTGTATGAGAACAAAAGCAAGAGCGAAATCATTAGGTGAAGTATTCACACCTACTTTCTTGGTGGAGAGAATACTTCGCAGGTTGCCACAGGATACCTTTACGGACTATTCAAAGACTGTACTGGATAATTCTTGTGGTAATGGTAACTTCATTGTTGAAGTAATGCAATGGAGAATGATGAATGGTATATCACATAAGGATGCCATATCTACAATCTATGGTATCGACATAGATGAAATGAATGTCAATGAATGTAAGGAAAGGTTATTGATGGGAAAGACCGATCCTGACTTGAAGGCAATTGTCAATAATAATATCATTTGTGCCAATGCTCTTGACCCTGAGCATGAAGGATGGTATAATGTAGGATATATGTGGGACAAGAGTAAACCGACAAGTAAAAAGGTGTTAAACATATTTTTCGATGAATAAAGAATTCAAATCCTTTCTAGGACTACCTGGTGCTGGAGAAATACATCGCTGTTACTATCCATTAAAGTGTGATACCTATGGTCGTGGCTGTTCGAATAACTGTTCTTACTGTTATTCGAAATCTGTATTGTTCTTTCGTAATTTGTGGGATAATGAGAATCCTGCCACGATAGACCCCAATAAATTAGATAAGATTCTATATGATTCTCTTGTCAATGATAAGAAGGGTGATATACCATCTTATATTCGACACAGGCAACCTTTACGTCTTGGTGCTATGACCGATTGTTTCTCCGATGCTGAGATAGAAAATGAAACTACTTATAAGGTTCTTCAAATTCTCAAGAAGTATAAGTACCCGGTACTTATTCTTACAAAGAACAAGTTAGTAGCTACGGACAAGTATCTCAAGGTACTTGACCCTGATCTTGGGTATATCCAATTAACCATTACTACTCCGTATGATGATATTGCCGCCTTGTATGAGGAAAAAGCCAGCTCTACTACGGAAAGATTGGAGGCCTTGAAGATACTTGGTGATGCTGGATTTGCTACCGCAGTAAGAATCAATCCAATGTTTCCCATGTACAAGGATGGGCACTTTTCCCGTGGTGTTAAATCGGAGAAGTTTAAGTATTTCGATTGGACACTGATTGACTTGATAAAGAAGTATAAAGGGCAGACCGTTATTGCTGGTTTTGTCCGTTTATCATCATGGAACATTCGTTGGATAAAAGAAAAGACGGGTGAGGACTTATCGTGGTTGTTCGATCAGGACGAGAAACAAAAGAATAGTGCCTTACACTTTACCCTTGAAGAAAAACGGTATTACTATGAGAAGGCCAAGAAACAATGTGATAAGTTAGGATTGGATTTCTCCGTTTGTTATGATGGGGATGATTCCTATGATGAATTTAGATACCTTTGGAAGAATCAGGATGATTGTTGCAACGGTAAAGGTAGGATAAAAGGATTTACTGTTGCATGGGATTTTGAGAGAATGAAGTTAGGAAAAATGAAATAATATTAAGTACTTACATATAACATATTGAAATGATTGAGGGTTCTTCGGAACCCTCTTTTTTTACAATTTATTGATATCATTACGGTATTTTTGATGTAACCTTGTTTACATAACACCTTGAATATGTTATACTTATAGTATAAAAGTGAGAAATAAACCATATAAGGAAAGGAAAGTATGTTGAAAAAATTGATTGGAGAGGAATTGATTGGAATGTTTTATGAAACACTTTCTCGTGATTATGAAGGACGAGATTTCGAAATTCGTTTCGAGCACGCGAAGGGGGTTATCAATAGATATACGGATGAAGAAATACTTCGTGTCTATAATACAATGAAAAAGGAGCTTGGAAGATGAAAATTACAATTGAGATTAATACCAATAACGCGGCCTTTGAGGATAATGAAAACCAAATGAGAGACATTATCGACCAGTTTTCTTTTATGTTTATTTCCGGTAAGGAAATTGGATATCTTTTTGATATCAATGGTAACAAAGTTGGAAATTTTAAAGTGGAAGATAAGTAATATTGATTGGATGAAAATACGGAAAGTAACTGAAAACTGTTTTATGAATATAGGAAATAAAATGTTGGTTCAATGTAAGAAAACTGGAAAATGGTATGATCCTCAAAAGGAATGGGAACGTATCTGCAAAGAACAGTGGTTTATTAACCTTATGAAACGACTGAAAGATAAGTAAAATCAATAAGTTATATATTATAAAAACCGTGTTTACAAATAGTCAATAATATGGTATACTTCTAGTATAGAAAGTCAAGATTAACCCATAAAGGAAAGGAACAAATTATGGAAAATATGACAAACATTAAATGTAATTGTGGTCAAGTTGTTATTCAAATTCTTCAAAAAGAGATTTTCACCAAGCGCCCCATCGTTGACCTTCACACTGTAACCGAATTTTTCCAGAACAAAAACACCTACCCTATCGCCATTATGACCCCTCACCGTTGTAAAGAGTGGTGTGGAGCTGTTTATCTTACAAATAATTACATTCGATAACAGGAGAGGAAAAATGAAAGTGATTGACAAGATACAAAAGAAGGTAAAAGAAAATTCACCTTTGAGGGTTGTAAAAGTCAAGATCATCAAGAGTGAGAAACCAGAAGCAAATGCAAGGGTTTATTTTTATACGGCAAATTCTGGTTTTTGGTTTGACCTGTTTTCCCGTGACAGATGGAAGAAACCCTACAAGGAATATCGGAAACTTTTACCCGATATTTTCAAGAGGGTTGGATGGGGGCCTTCGAAGGTAAACTGGAGCCAGTACGCAGGATGTTCTTGTGGATGTTCGCCCGGTTTCATTGTTAAGGGTGTTAAGGGACTTGACATTCACGTTGATATCAGAAGGGTGTTATGAGATAATGAAAGGTGAAGTGATGGACATTTTTCTTTTTCTTATGTTATTGATGTTGGGCCATTGGATTGGTGACTTTGTTCTTCAAAGTGATAGAATTGCCTTGGGTAAATCAGAACAGGCACACATTCTCGCCGAGCATTGCTTGGTTTACTCCGGTGTGATGGGTCTATACCTTTTTCTTATTGGGGCGGGGAACATTCCAATTGTTATGTTGGGTATGTTCTATTTGTGGATGTTCTTTACTCACTTCGCCATTGACTTTGTGACAGCCCGGGCGAACAAGAAACTATGGATGAACAATCAACGTCACTGGTTTTTTGTAATGGTCGGTTTCGATCAATTCTTACATATGTGTACAATCCTCATTTACATCAAGATGATGATCGCGACGGGGGTAAAAATTGGATAATGGAAACCTTTTGGATTGTTTTTATTACCATCATTGTAATTGGTAGTCTGTTTTTACATAAAGCAATAGAGTTTGATAGGCTACCTGCTATATTCTATCTGATTATAGATGTTATTTTGACAGCAATGTTGACGGGGGTATGGTGGGTCTGGCATCGTCTATAAACGATTTTTTTCTCTTATTAGGGGTATAATGAGGGCAGGGAACAAATCGCCTTATAAACGAGCCTAGAGTGTCGAAACCCTGAATAATATCAGGTAGTTAGAAAGGAATAGTGTCGTAGAACCTCAATGATTTCAAGGGGTTGGAATGTAACAAATGTAACCAATGAAACGAATATTACAAGGGGTTCCTTGTTTACTTATTACAAAAAAGGATGGTATAATATTATGGTAAAGGAAAAAATTACGAAATGGAAGATGGTGGCGAAGTTCAATGGTGAGCCGAAAGAAGAGGTTGAAATGATTCTTGAACGTTCAGAATTGATTGAACGTTTTGGAAAGCAGATGCCCGCCGTTGCAAATCCAGATTTCCGATATATGGAATTGGAGATTGGCGAAATGTATATCATTGTGAAACCTATCAAAGAGGGTGGAAAGAAAAAGTAATGGAAAAGAAAAAACCTACAAGGTCTGGTGTTGGAAGTTGGTTGTTTGTTATTATACTATTCAACATATATCTTTATTATATTGCCATTCCTTCAATACCGACAACATTGAACTGGTCGGTTCCAGAAGCATACTTGTATATGAACCTCATTGGTCTTTCATTCAATTGGTTGATTGATGAAGTTATTTACTGGTATCAGACAAATAGATAGGAGAAAAAAGTAATGAAGATAAATGATTTTGTCATATATGCCTGTTATCTCCTTATCGGAACGACTATGGGTTGTGCCGGTCTTGGTATTGGTGACTGGCAGTTTTGGGTTATAGGTATATTGGCTATAATCGCTGTATCTGCTGAACAAATGAAATAGGAGTAGAAAATGAAAATTATAATTGAATTTTTTTCGTGTATAGGTTGCTACTATCATCAGGAAGATGGTAGTGGCCGTGATAGATGTTATTATCACGGTGATGGTGATATTCTCTGGAACGTGGATGAAATTCCAGATGATTGCCCAGCAAGAAAGGATGCAGTAAAATGAAAAGATGGAGATATTGGGGTAAAAGAAACAAGAAAGATAGTTTCGACCTCACGATTATGGTAGAAGTGCCTGGTGTAGATGGTGTTGACCGTGGTACTCCGTTGAAACATATTGAACGACACAGCCCTACCGGAATGGAATGGGGTTATATGGGCAGTGGTCCTTCTGACCTTGCCCTGTCGATACTTGTTGATTATATTCTTCGATGCCGGAAAGCTCTTGGTAAAGAGTGCACGGAAGAGGAAGCGATCAGATTGGCAGACCGTCAGTATATGTATATGCAGTTTCGTGACAAGGTAATTGCAGTTGCTGACAGGAAACAGTTTTCAATTTCGTTTGATGATATCCGCACATTCATTCGTGAGAATTGGATGTTGACAGGGGGAAGGAATGGATAATCTTTGGTTGGTTGGTTTTATTTTCACTCTTGCCTATATGGATTGGGATGATGCTAAGAAGTATAAAGACGGGAAAAAAGTTTTATGGTATATAATGTATATCTTCTTTGCTTTTATCGTTTGGCCCCTTGTTCTTGGTTTACATATCAGGTCAGATATCCAAAGCCTTCAAGAGAAGATAGAAAATGGACGTAAAGATGGTTGAACAAAAAGTTGATAAGCTGGATACTATGTGGAGAAATTACAAACGTGGTATCGTATGTAACCTTGATGGTAGAAGTGCCGTGGTTGATCGTTTATCTTGTTATGAAGAAGAAATCAGGGTATTGATTTCACGATGGCCTGAAAAAGATATAAAACGTTTTAATGAACGTTTAGACCTGTTCAAGGTATGGAGAGAATCTGCAAATTGGATATTGAGGTGATATTAATGGAGATATGGATTATTGGAATAATGTTTAGTTTTTTTTACTGTGATATGGTATCTGGTAGTGAAACTATAGAAAGTCTAGGTTGGGTAAAGGTGATAGCGACGATCTTTTTTACTTTCTTTTTACTGGTGTTTTTCTGGCCTGCACTTTGTGGTATTCAATTGAGATTAGATTTTAAGAGGTTATAATTATATGGCAGAAACCATTGTTTTTTGTGTACCCGGTAAAACTTTTTCTCATAATTTTATGAGAAGCTGGACCGATACGATTATTGAATGTAGAAAGAAAGACATCAATTTTCTTGTAAGTTGGGCGATAGGTGCTAATGTATATCAAGTAAGGAATTACTGTTTAAATGGTAATCCAGGTTTGGGCCCAAATCAAAAACCCTTTCAAGGTCAGATCAAATACGACTACCTTATGTGGTTCGATTCGGATCAGGTATGGGGAGTAAAGGATTTTTTTATCCTGTTGGATACTATGAGAAAGAATACCGCTATTCAGATGTTGACCGGTGTTTATTCTATGGTAGCAGAAGGTGAAGCGTCCTTGACTACTATCTGTAAACTGACAAAAGGCGAACACGGTCTTATTACCAATCAATTGTTGACGGTAGCAGATGTAAACGCTTTACCTCCCCTTGCGAAGGTGGATGCTGCTGGACTTGGTTTCTGTATGATGCGATCCGGTGTTATTGAGACTTTGGAATATCCGTGGTTTCGTCCTGTTTTTATTACAGATAAAAGAACGGGTAAAGAAGTTTATTTCTTAGCGGAAGATGTTTCATTGTTTATCAATTTGAAAGAAAAAAACATTGATCTTATTTGTGCATCAAAGGTCCGGGTCGGCCACGAAAAGGATAAGATTTACTATGTCAAATAAATTTTTTTGAGGTTGTTTACATTCAAAAAGTGTTGTGATATAATGGTGAAAACGTCAAATAAAATAATATGACGTTTATTTATGATACAATGTTGATGCCTAGGATAGGCAATAAAAACACAGAATGTGACTACAAAGTATCAAAAAATTATGGTACGTTGCTGAAAAACAAAATAAAACAACGTATCCAAAATGTAAAGGAGTTTTGTGTATGAAGAAGTTTTTTGTATTTGTGATGTCACTTGTGATGGTGTTGTCACTAACTGGTATGGCATTAGCCTTAGGCAACGACGGGAATATTACCGTGCACGATGGCCAGGCAAATACCGGTTCCAACGCTGTCCAAAATCAGGGTTCCGGTAATGTCAATACCGGTAATAACAATCAGTTTGGTGGTACTATGAATAATGGTGCTGGCGCTGGCCAGATTGTAACCAATCAAGGTGGTGCTGGTGGACAGGGTGGTGCCGGTGGTATTGGTATTGGTATTGGTATTGGTGGTAGCGCAAGCGCAACTATTCAGAACGGTGCTGTAAAGAACAACAATACTGATATTAACGTAAACAAAAATATTGGTATCAACAAACAGCAACAGGGTCAGATGCAGGGTCAGGCCATTGTTGGTTCTGGTAATAGTAAAAATACTATTGACAATAACAACGGTCAGAACATTAATCCTCAGCAGAATGTAAATTTTATTTCTCCAGAGAACAAGCGTGATCTTCCGGGTTTTTATGGTTATCAGGCCCCCGGTCAGTTGGAATATCGCGGCCCTTATGAGAAGGGTATTCAATTGAAGGCAAAGCCTTGGTTGCTCAAGAGTGAATGGGGTAAGTCTGAAATTGAAGGTTTTTATTCAATGACCGATTCGGCAAAATGTAAGGTATATCCGGTAGCGAAGCTTCGGGATGCAACAGACGCTTTGAAGGTTTCCAAAGAAGGTCCGATCTCTTGTATTCTTGAGTGTACTGCCGATAGTGGATTTGAACTGTGGGGCACGGTAGGTGTTGAAGCAATGAAGTGTGGTGCCAAGTCAATTGAAGAAGTTGTTTATACTGTTACATTTGCTAACAAGTCAAATGGTTGGAATGTTGGTATTGGTGGTGGTGTAACGGCTACCAACGGTGGTAATGATAATTACGGCGGTTCGGTCGGTGGCGGCACAGGTATCGGTTCCGTAACAACGGCTCCGGTTGAGAAGGTTTCGGCCATCTTTATTGCCAGATAAGATGTAAAATAACCAGTTATTTCAACTGTTTACAGAGGGTTGGGATGTAGTAATTCCAACCCTCTTTTTTATCATAAATACTTGATATTAATACCTTTTTCCTGTTTACAAGTTACAAGAAATATGGTATAATATATATATTACAGAATAGGGGATTTATGAAATGGAAAAGAATTGTAATCACTCACCTGTTGTTTTTGTGGATGAAAAGATATCAGTTGATGAAATCGTTAATCACTTTGTTGAAATACGAACAAAACCATTCAGGACTTTAGCGGGTTTTATGTATAACGGTGATATATTTTATAGTGATATTTATCACTATCTCAAGAACGTGATGAAGATAAAAAACACTTATGTACTGCATACCGTACATAGAGACGTGTGTGATAAATTGAGAGACAAACACTTTTTTATTCATTCGTAAAGGAGATATCAAATGACAAATAAGGAAATGTGTGATCTGTTACAAAAGACAATAAATCAAATTCCAAGAGATACCAGTGATCAATTATTCATGCGAAGTATCTTATTTTCCGCTATGAATGCCCTTGTTAACAATAAAACGAAAGAAGTGGCAAGTGCTATGTTGATTGTTCTTGCTTCAATGGATGAAATGATTGATGGTAATAGAGGGATGCTAAATTGAAACAAATTGTTGTAATGGGGGATATTCACGGACATTGGGGCCCGGTAAACATCCTTCTTAATAAAAAATACGAGGAAATAGACCTCATTCTACAGTGTGGTGATTTTGGCCACTGGCCAAAATTTCACGGAAAGACGTATCTAACTGCACTTGGTCACAGACGTACAGAGGATAATTATGGTTTAAAGAACCATAATATTCCACTTCATTTTTGTGACGGTAATCACGAAGATCATCCTGCATTGAGGGAATGGAATGATGAAACCTGGACAGGAAAGAACGTTCATTATATGAAGCGTGGTTCTACCCTCACACTTGAGGATGGAAGAGTTGTTCTTTTTATTGGTGGTGCTAAGAGTGTAGACAAGAAATATCGCCTTGCTGGTCACGATTGGTTTCCGGAAGAGAGTATTACAGAGGGAGAACTTTATGGGCTACCCGACATTGAAGTTGATATAATTATCAGCCATACAGCGCCAAGAAAGTTCCCTGTCACTTATAATAGAGTTGGATTTGGTATTTCCGATTTCAAGGATGATAACAGGGACAAGCTGGATTATGTTTTGAATAAATATAAACCGAAATTATGGTTTTGTGGCCACTTTCACAAATACCTGACGGGTTTTACAAAAGGCTGTAAATGGACAATTCTTGATATGGCCGGTGGTGGTGGAAAGTGGTGGACATATCTTCCAAATTGAAAAACAGGACCTATAGAAGGTGTTAACATTTCAATATAAATATGTAGTGGGGTGTATAAGAGCTGTATGGTGTGACATACGGTAGTAGATACAACGTATTGAGAGACTTTTCTGTCCAGCTGGCACGAAGAGGTGAAATACGTTTGATACACGCCAGACGGTTCAAATCCGTCCTCTTCAAGTATCACCCCACTACAATATTCTTTATTTGGGAATAGCGAATATGAAATTATCGTTTATTATACCCGGTGATAAAATCCGGTTGTTAGAAGATGTTACTTTTGCAAAAGGTAACAGCTATGATCCTATTTTTGGACAATGGGAATCGCTTTCAAAGGGCACCGTACTCCAAGTTAGTCGGGTCTATATTCGAAAGAGTGGATGGTTTGATTCAAGCCTGACGTTCAAGATCGTGGAAGGGCCGGACGTTATGAGGGCTTCGCTTGCAAAATATGATTATCTCCGTAGTTATTACGAGGAATTGATAAAAGCTTGTAAAAATATATTGGTCGATCTCGATAGCCATTGTGCAGATTTTTATGTTGAAACGTGGATAGATACGAAATTTGTGAGAGAATATCATACCGGTAGTTATGAGAAATTTATCAATACTCTGCGAGCAAGGAATCATAGGAGCCAGCTTAAAGAAACAATTTCCAGATATCAAAAAATTATTGATGGGTTGAAATCGTCGAAGGTTTCGGAAGTAATTCGTATCCTTATCAAGGACATTCAAAATTGGGAAGTAGAGATTTTTTAAGAGATAGCGAATGAATTGCCCTACTTGTAAGAACCCTGTCTGGAGAGACAAGGAAGAAAATATTATTATCAATCTGAACGATCTTACAGCAACGTCAGATAGATATTATAAGTGTTATCAATGTAATTCTTTGTATATATACAAGGACGGTAAATTGGCGGGAGAGCTGGGACTCAATGAGGGCTCATAACCTTCAATCGCAGGGATCGTTACCCTGGCCCGCTACCAATAAAATTATGATACCATACGGCTATGTAAAAAGAGGTTAAAATTATGATACCATACGGCTATGTAAAAAGAGGTTCGGGTAATATTCATCCTCATAATGAGTGTGGAATTTGTGGTAAAGCCAGATTTTCGGCAAAGAAAGTCAGACAAAAATCCAGACAAGAAATTATGAGGGAGTTATCACACGATATGACAGAAGCAGAATGGGATAAACTAGCAGAGATGTTTGAGGTTCAAGGATATGACACTGCAGAAGATAAACGAAGGGACACAAAAAGCGATTTATACGATAGCGGTGATAAGGACGGACAATCCAAATAGGGATGAATCTTTCTCCATTGGAGAGGATCAAATCCGCACCGTTGCTTGGACAAGTGAATTGCCTGATGCTATGAGAATTGTGAGGGACAATATAGGTGATATAGCTGAACTTGGACATTATAGCCTTGTTGTAATCGAGGAAATATACGAAGGTGTATATCCAACAGCAGCCAGACAATGGTGGGCAATATGGGATAATAAATTACAAAAGTATATTCAAATCACAAGACCGAAACAGTATAAGAGATTTGGAAGGATTGGAATGTAATATTTTGATGTTAGATAAAATCTTGTTTTGGATTGTAGGTAATATAGGGCAGTAACGGAAGCGCCTTCTAAGCGCTGCATTATACCGTAATTGGAAGCATGAGGGTTCGACTCCCTCCTGCCCTGCCAAATATGTAAAGAGAGGACGAATGAAGCCCAGATAAAGGTGAATGAGCACCGTGGGTATCCGCTCCGTGAAACTCGGAGTGGGAACAGGCTAAAGGTAGAAAGAGTGACCGGACTCCCATTCCTAGCCCCGCCAGTCAGGCTGGACATCCGCCGGGATTGCCGTGATTGAAGCGACTCATGATAGCAGTGCGGGATAAGCTACCGATGCCTCTCTTTACAAAATAAAATATGCCCCTGTAGTTGAAAAGGATCAACAAGAGTTTCCTAAACTCCATTATGCGGGTTCAAGTCCTGTCAGGGGCTCCAATAACATATAGAGTAGCAATGTGTCAGCATTGGTAAGTGTCGGCGGGTCAGGAGCCAAAAAATTGTTCTGACATTACTTCTTTTTGGAAGACCTGTAATGGTGCCGGGTGGGGAATCCGGTCTACTCTATTATAATAAATGGGATGTTGACCTTTAGCAAGTCAGGTAAGTGTTTCGATGTGCAGAAGTAAGGTCTACCTACCGTATCTTAGGGCCGCTAACCGTGAGTGCGCAAGTAGGAAGTATAGACCCCAAAGTGAATCGGGTGGGGAATCCGATACATCCCATGAAATAAAATTATGGTAAAGAAAACAAACAAGAAATCAAATCTGAAAAGGAACATCAAAGGTCCCCATAAGGGGAAGAAGAGTGTTACTCCCTATAAATTTTATATGGATAGGGACGAGATCATCAAAAAGAAACATAGAGAATATTTGGTTGATAAGATTATAGAAATGGCTATTTGTTCCAGCTCTGATACACGAAAGGTTGGTGAAGTAATACGAAAACATTTCAAGGATATCGACCTAAGCGAATTGACAGAAGAAGATTTCAATAGAAGAATAAAGTAAAATACGCCTGTCGCTCAATGGATAGAGCACTTGGCTTCGAACCAAGACAAATTGGGGGTTCAAATCCCTCCAGGCGCGCCAATAAATTGACGGGAACCGCATCGTGGGTAGTGCAACAGGTATAGTCAATGACACTATCGGATAGAGAAGACCATAACAACCGTGCACGGTGAGTTATAATGTGAGTGTTGCCCGAGCTCAAGGCTGTTCGAATCAGTTTCCTGTCATTTGAAATTTTGGTGTATGGTGTGGCGCCATAAGATCACAGATTTGGCCTGTGACACACGCCTTGTATAATGGGTCTGTCGCTCAATTGGATAGAGCACCTGCCTACGAAGCAGGACAAGTTAGGGGTTCGAATCCTCTCAGGCCCACCAATTTTCACTTAAGGAGGTTTTACTATGAAAATGTGTGGACGTTGTTACGATGAGGTTGACGAACTATTTCCCTCAAATTGTTTTGATAAACCGGAAGAGTTAGCTGGGGAGGCAGCAATAGGAATGTATCATTGTCAGGATTGTGGGGCTATGGTTATCGCTGGAATGAAACATCCCGATATGTGTAAACAATGTATAGATAGAAAACACCCGGCGTTTGATTAGTTTTTTATAAATATATGAGAACCTATACGGAGAAAGGAAACAATGAAATTCGCAACATACTTATACGAGTTGACTGCCGGTGAAAAATTTGCAAAGGAACAGGCAAAGAAATACAAGGGTGTTCCCCAAGATCAGGTTCCCATTGAGGACTTGTGGATATCCATGATGCAGGGTAATACCAAACTGGCGAGAAACATCAAGACCTTCAACCTACCTGCCATTTTGAGTTGCCCAAACTCCAAAGATTGTGCGAAAGATTGTTATGCCAAGAAGGCCGAAAGAATGAGGCCCGTTGTCCGTGCATCCCGTGGTCGTAACTTCCGTATGGCCAAAGAGAATACCGAAATGTTGAAAAAAAGAATTCTTCAACATTTGGTGAAAGGTGATGTAGTCCGTATCCACGAATCCGGTGATATGTTCAGCCAGGAATATCTGGATATGTGGTATGAGATAGCCAAGGAACGTCCCGATGTAATGTTTTATACTTATACAAAAACGGAGCATATTTGGGATTGGTCAAAAATCAAGGCCCTTGAGAATTTCAATCTTGTCAGTTCTTTTGTTGGTGGTAAAATCAATTTTGGACCGGAAGATGAAATTAAAATTCGAGCACAGGAATTGGGCGTTCCTATTTGTCCATGTAAAAAGGGCAATAAAGTAAAATGTGGTATTGATTGTAAAATTTGCTGGACTGAACCACAAGTATTGTTTGTCAAGCACTAATTAAAAGGATCAAATTGTGATGTTGTGAAAGAACCCCGTAAGTGGTATAGTATTAGCTTGACACACCTTCTCAAGTCTATTTTTTATATCGGTTTACCATTTTTTTATCTATTTCCGTTAATGCTTGTTCCTTTATCTATGGTAACAGGCCATACCGTTTATTATAATATAAACCCCCCTTGTTTGGTTATCTATGATGAATTTATGATGCCGGAAAATTCAGCGGGTGCTACAAGGGCATATATTGTTTATATAAGACCTGAGCTTTATGATGAACCTATGGTTCATCATCATGAATATAAACACGTTGAACAGTATTGGTATTCTTTAGGATTTCAAAAATTCTTTTATTTAAATTCGGTACAATACCGTTTATTATATGAATATGAAGCTTATGTTGAAGGCTTAAAATATTCCAATGACTTTGAAAACGATCTTTTAATGGCGGCGGCCGCCTTATCTAATCCTGCTTATAATTTAAGAATTTCTCCGGAATTGGCCTATCTGTTATTACAAAACGGTATAAATAAACATAGAGGAATTGAATGATGCCACTTTTTGAATTTGAATGTAATGAATGTAATACTAATATTGAAACAATAGAGGGTTTCTTAAAGTCGGAAGAAGCTCATAGATGTCCAAAGTGTGGTCGTATAATGTGTAAAGTAGTTGGGTCAAAAATGACTTTTAAACTTCTTTATGATCCCAAGAAAGATATAGTATCTTGGGGGAACGAGGGTTATTCAAGAACCCAAAGATATAGGGAGCAGGATAAACTTGCCAAAAAGAATATATTTCCAATGCCGGTAAAAAAAGGAAAATGAAAGTAACTATATTATTACCCACCAAACAAAGTGAGCTTATTTTTCAAAAACTGAAAGGGTTGTTAGAACCGGCTGATAGAGTAATTGCTTTTGATATTCCAAAGTTTCCTGCCAGAAAGTTGGATGAAATGCTTTGGAAAGAGGTTCCAGATCAAAATACTTTGGTTATTATGATGAATCCCCATACATTGGATGTTGAAGCAGATTTTATTGAAGTGTTTAGAATGTTTCATAACTCACCTACGGATGTTTTTGTCAGATCGCCTTTGGAATCTTTCGATGAATTTTATCCAGAGAAAAATTTAAATTCAATTCGTCCCGGTGATTGTATTGCATTTCATAGAGCAATGTATAAAAGACAACTTACCGATATATCTCCGCATGTAGATTTTACTACTTGTATAAAAGAAATCATCCGCTTTTGTGGTAGGGGGACTTTTTATACACCAATGCGATCTCCACTAAAGATACAGGAAATCCAACATAAGGAAGAAATAAAAATCATCGAAGATCAGCAGAATAAAAGGCTGGTATTGATGAATAGATTGAATGAGATTAGGGAGAAAAGAAGGCAGAGGGAGGAAGAAAAGTCAAGAAAGATAGAACAGATCAGTAGGCTTCAATATGAATTGTCTCAACTGGAAATTGAAATTCAAACTAATGAGGCTTATGTAAAACAGCAAGAAGAGGAAATTAAAAAACTGGAATTGGCTAGTATTGAAGAATATAAGCAAAAAGAGGTAGCCTTATTTTCTATACAGGAAAAGATAAAGGCACAATCTGCTGCGATCCAGGAGTTAAAAATAAAAATAGAAAATGAGTTTATAACCGAAGAATATATTAGAAAAGAAAGAGAATTAAAATATGAAGAACAGAAGTTGGAGCTTCAAAAAAAGGCTGTTCGAGAGAAAGAAGAAAAAATGAAAGATCAGATAAAACGATCTATCAGTAGAAAAAGAGAAACTAAAAAACAGGATGTGAATAGACAATATCTTACTGAAAATCCACAAACAAGAAGAATAGTTTTGAGTGAAATACCAAAGACAAAAGAAAACATTATAGGGGTTCAAAAAATAGATTGGGATTGATATGAAATTTGTTATTTTTTCGGCCGGTTATAATGCTGAGAAATATGTTAAAGAACATATGAAAAGCATACAAAATCAGTTATACAAAAATTATATTCATATAATTGTCGATGATTGCTCACAGGATAAAACTCTATATGAAATAAATAAATATGTGGATGATAAAACAATAGTTTATAAAAACACCGTCAATCAAAAATGGATTCCAAATGCTCTCAAATATTTACCATTATATCTTCAACCAGACGATGTAGTTGTTCTTGTCGATTTAGACGATTCCCTCGCGCATAATTCTGTTTTAAATAAAATTCAAAAATCTTATATCAAAAATAATTGTTGGATGACATATAGTTTATTTCGTTATTCCAATGGTCGAACATCAAATTGGATTCCTCGATATACACAGGAAATATATGAAAAGAAACTATATCGTAACACAATATGGTCTTTCGGTCATTTGCGTACATTCAAGGGATTTTTATGGAATGCTTTGAATAAAGAAGATTTGAAGGATGCGGATGGTAATTATTTCAAATATTGTTATGATAGAGCAATTTTCTATCCGATGCTTGAAATGTGCCCAGTAGGAAAGGTTTACTTTATTGATGACGTAATGTATAATTATAATGACGATAATGTTTTGCAAGTAGAAAAAATACATCGAAAAGAACAAGAGGAAATTAGAGATTATCTGAATGGAAAGAAAAAATATCAAACACTTCTGCCTTAGTTAACGGAAGAGTCACGGGGGTAAATTGATTTATGTCACACTTTCCAAATGAAGTCGTCGTTACGGGTCGTGAATGGAAAACAAAGAAGAGAAAGTATACGTTTGAAGAAGTAAAATTATCAATAGAAACAGAAGGGTATAAACTTTTACAGTCGGAATATACTAATAGTAAGACTAAAATAAAGGTTTGTTGTTCTAATGGACATGAAAGAGAGATTAGATTTGATAACTGGTTAGCTGGCCATAGGTGTCCAAGTTGTCGAAATTACAAGGCGTTATCACCAAAATGGAAGACAGCCAGGCGCGATATGGAAAAACGTGGGTACAAAATCATATGCGAACCGGAGAAAAACTCAGCCAAAGTCAGCCTGGAATGTTCTAAGGGTCATATATTCAATATCACGATATACAACTGGCTAAAAGGCGGTCGTTGTCCGGTATGTCCGAGGTCTGAGAGATATAATGAAAAACGGTTTTTGAACTTGACAAAGTGTTATAGAAAAAAATGATAGCTGTAAATAAATCAATAGAAAATATCCTTTATGATATAGAAAACAAAGAAACTATATCACCGCCTCCTATGCAAAGAAAGGTGAGGGGAAAAGTACTACCTAATAAAACAGTAAAAATTATATGGGATGATGGTAAAGAGGACTTTGGATATCTCTTTGTTATGCCTGGATGCGAAGGTGGATTTTGGAACATGGTTGTTCATGTAGAAACCCCTACTGGAGAAAATGAACCAATTTGGTGTACACTGTCTCGATTATCCTCATTCAGAAAAGTAATATACATTGACATACTATAATAAAATAAAACATTGGCTTGCTTATAAATTTAGTTGGAACAGCGGAATCATTGAAACGTGGTGGGAAGATGGATATTTGATGGTTGGATTTCGATGTAGTGGTTGTGGAAAACTTCAAGATTCTATAATGATGAATATAAAATGTCCAAAACTAGAGTTGTAAACATAAATAAAGAGATATACGATGTTTATATTGGGCGGCCAAGTAAATGGGGCTGCCCTTTTGTTATTGGAAAAGACGGAACAAGAAAGGAAGTCATAGCGAAGTATCGAACGTGGGTGCTTAGTCAACCGCATTTAATAAAATCATTAGATGAATTGAAAGGAAAAAGATTAGGTTGCTACTGCGCGCCGCGGCCTTGCCATGGTGATATCTTGGTAAAGATGATAGAGGAGAAAGAAGCAGATGAAAAGGTATTTGAAATATTTGAGATATGTATTGAAGCACAAAATGTTTGTAGCTAAAGAGTGCTTCAAGGAAAAACTTTACCTTCAAGGTATTTTTCACGATTGGACAAAATTAACTTGGAAAGAATTTTCAGCATATGCTAATCATTTTTATGGTGAAGGCAATGAAGCAAAATATAAGGCTTTCGCCAATACAAAAGGTGGTTATGCAAAAACAGATGATGAAACAGATAGTGTGTTCAATGATGCTTGGCTTCATCACGTTCATCATAATCCCCATCATTGGCAATATTGGGTTATGATCAATGGTAACGGTGATAAACCATTAGAAATGCCTATGAAGTATCGTAAAGAAATGGTATGTGATTGGATAGGGGCTGGTAGATCACAGGGTCGTGGTTGGAAGAACGAAGTTTCTGATTGGTATAATGCGCATAAGATGTCTATAAAGTTAGGACAAGAGACAAAGAAGTGGGTAGAAGAAAGACTCAAGTAAGGATTTTTTCAATATAACACATCATCATATCGGAAATATACTCCGATGTAGCAATTTTTTCCGCATAAACAGTTAGACATTTCCTATTTCCTAAATAATATAAACCATTTTCTTTATATTGGTTTACATTATCACCCCAAGAAAAAACGGGTATTTTTTGTTGATTACATAAAATTGTCCAATGTCCTGCGGGACAAATAACTATATCTGCTTCAGACAAATACTTTATAATGTATTTATATCCATTCTCAAAATAATCGACCTCCCGCAAAATAATATTTTTATCACAGAGATGTGTCTTGAAATCTCCAGCAACTGCCAGGTGTCCATTATAACGTTTACGAAGGGTATTATAGATCGCTGTTGCTCGGATTATATCTTCTTTTATATCTGGAATATAAAGTATCTTATATTTCTTTCTTATTTTTATATTAGGTATTGATATAGGAATGAATTGTTTATTATAAAACGGGTATTGATTACCGTTTTTTGATTGTGATATTGCAATTGTTGTAATATCTTTCTTATTTATTCCTTTTGCTGTGATTTGTTCCTTGAATATTTTTGTAAGAAGTGTATGGTCTTTTGCCTGGAGTGATTCGTGGGTAAATCCCTTTTGGGATAATTCGTTTCTACTGAGGGTTTCATAAATAGGAAAGATGTTATCTTTATTTACCCAATCGTATAGGAATGAACGATTGAAATGAGTAGAAAGAAAAACACTATCTGGATTCAGTGTATTGTATACCCAGTATGCGCAAGGACGGAAATTGAATATTTCCTGTTCCCAATCTCCTGTAAAGGGGCCACAAGCGAGAACCGTCATTAACCTACAATAACGTTACCATCCCACGGGTCAAGAATTGTCTTATACTTATCAAAATCTTCTTTCGAGACTTTTATAACTTCGACGTTTCTCAAAATATCGGGAAGTAAAGTGTCAAGAATAAGCGTTTTTTCTATATTGGAAAAGACCGTCGTATCAAGAAGAACTTTATTATTCTTTCTAAAAAATGAAATAAAACCCGATCCTGTAGTATTTTTTACATAATATTTTTTTGATGTTTCCTTCAAGATAGTATTGTATATTCTAATATTATCCGATATGATAAATCTATTTGTTTTTGGATATAGAGCCAACACAGTATCAATCTTTTCTTTGGTAGGATCGGTAAAGGCCATTTCTATAAGATGAACGCGAGGGATGGATAACATCTTTTCATCATTCAAGTTCTCTTCATTCACAATTATATGATCGAGGCCTGGGACCGTTATCTTCATATTCAATCTCCTATTTTTGTAACACTCCATCCGGCACGGGTTTTTCTTTTTCCGTTTGCGAGGGATTTTACTGTTTTTCCGATATATAATTTACCGTTTATTTTGTTTACTGCTTTATATATTATCACTGTTATCTCATTCCCAACCTAATCTTGGTAGTAAATTTGTCATAACTATTTTCCATTACAAAGTCATAAATATTTTCAATACCACAGTCGGTAACAAGCTGATTCAAATCTTTAATCTCCTTATATTTATAAGGCATAATAAAGAATTTGGCCTTATTTATGAAATTTTCTTTCAGAAGAATAAATAATTTTTCCATTCCTGTTTTATCATTATCCAAAACAATAATGATTCCACGATCTGATAGTTTCTCAATTTTTTTATAGAAGCCTTCACTCAAGGATGCACCTAAGCAGGACGTTCCTTGATTACCTATCATAAACGCATCAATCAAACCTTCTGTTACTATTATGTATAAATTTTTGTCAAAGTTTTCTTCATTATGAACAACATTTTCTTTTTCCACTATCGGATTTAAATATTTTGGTTCAATATCCACCAATGCTCTACCTTGAAAATAGATAATATGACCGTCTTTATAGACGGGGATGATGGCCCTGCCCCTATATCTTCCCTTTATTGCGACTAGTATTTGATTTGCTATTTCATATGGCAGTTTTCTTTTTTCAATAAAATTTACTAAAGCACTCTGATATTTTTTTTCAATATATCCTTCAACAGGATCAACTATACTTATACAATCCTCTACAATATTATCCATATTGACAATATGGTTTTCTTTCTTTATTTTTCTATCAATTCCTGTCAATTCTCTTTTTATCCGTGTTGGATCATAAGAGTATATCTCTTTTTTGGCCTCTTCAATCGCTATACACTTTACACGTGCATATAATTGTATAAACGATCCCGACCTATCACAGTTGAAGCAATGGTATCCAGGTTCTCCATTGTTCCAATCGAGATGAAATCTTTTTTTATAAGGATTTTTCTTGGAATCACCACAGAGAATACATCGGGCATGAAAGTGAGAACCACCTTTACTTGTGGTTACTTTGGGGAAATACTCATAAATAAAGTCGCGAACCACAGATAACGATAACATTTTTTATTCGTCCATACTTTCCCACTCGATGCACTCAAATTCATAAGGGGTAAACAGAATGATTTTCTTTATATTGGTTTCAGTAAAGTGATTGAATTTACAGAAAACGATATTATTTATTGTTTTACAATGGAAACAATTTATACAGGATGGAGGCCTTTCGTTTTTTTTCGGTTCCATTATGCCTCTCCGATACTCGGAGTATTTCTCACAGCATCTTCAATTACGATTTTTTGTATGTCTTTCGGTAACATATTTATAAAGGCCTTCAGGTCCTTTACTGATTGATCTTGCTGTAACATTTTTGCCATTACAGCTGCTACTTGAAATGGCGGCCATGATGTATCAAGACTTTGAACACCATAATAAAATTTCTTTAATCCTCGTCGTAATGTTTGTGATACTGCTTGTCTTGAGATACCCATTGACTTTGCAATATTTGACAACTTTTCATCACCGGTTGATGGGATATAATCGGTTGCTATCACTTTTTTTGTTTTTCGTGTTAGCTTTCGCTTTTTCATTTTTCCTCCACAAATTATCTTTTCTTCTTCTTACCTAAATATTTAGCAGCATCTTTCTTAATAAGTTCCCTAATTCTTGGGGGGAAAAGATTATAAAAATTTCCAACATCTTCTTCATCTACTTGAAGAATTTTTATCAGTTCCATTGCAACTTCATAAGGCCCTAAATCTGGAAATTGTTTTTGAGCATTATCGAATACCTTTGTCATTGCTGATTTCAATGTATTTGAAATATATTGCCGAGTGGTGCCTAATTCTTGTGCAATTTCCTCACCTGACATAGCTTTTCCTTCTTTCAAAACCATTCTTATTTTTGATGCCATTTCTTTTTACCCCTTGTTTTTGTTATACTCCATTATACCATATTTATAGAAAATAGTAAATAATTATCCGCATGCGGATTCTGAACAATTCAAACAAGTTTTACATCCCTCAATCAATATAACAGAGTGGGTTCCACATTTAGAACAGAATAACTTATCGTCTGTATAATTTTCTATTTCCAATGGAGTAGTTGACATATAATATTTTTCCAATAATTTAGCAATGGCATCTGGAATACTAAGAATTTGCGCTGGTCGTTTATCGGATTCTTCAAATTTAAACCACGTTGGTCTATCGGAATTAATACCTTTCATTGTTTTTACAATAGCTTCAACGGAAACGCCGTGTTGAAGTGCGATAGAAATCAGGCGGCCAAGAGCCTCACCAAACACATTAAGGAATTGTCCCGATTTACCCATTGAAAGGAACACTTCCACCGGCCGGTTATTATGTGATGTAACTGTTACATAAAGTTTACCATTACCTGTTTCAACAGTATAAATCTGACCTGGCAATTTGGCCGGACGTTCAAAGTTTGATTGAACCTCAACACCAGCCTTTTTGAATGTAATTGGTTGTTGCCTCTTACAACCGTCACGATAAATTGTAATACCCTTCAATCCTTTTTCGTAGGCATATTTATAAAGATCGGAAACCTCTGTTACGGAAATCTCATTTGGAAGATTTACGGTGCTGGAAATTCCAGACGAACAATATTTTTGTAATTCGGCTTGAAGGTCAATACGGTCCTTATACTTGATATCGTGGGCGCAAACAAATATGTCACGAACTTTTTTGGGAATACCGTGTAGTCCCTTCAATGAACCACCATTAGCACTTACCTTTTCCAGCAGGGTTTCGTTATACCAGTCTTCTTTTTCAAATCTCTTTTTGAATATAGGGTTGATAATATTGATAACTTCGCCTGTTTCAATGAGAGTCTTTTGGAATACAAGACCGAATGACGGTTCAATACCATAGGAGGCATCGGCTGTAAGAGCCGTAGTACCTGTTGGTTGACAGGTTGTAAACTGAATGTTCCTTACACCATATTTTCGAACCTTCTTCATTACATTTTCATTATTACCTGTGTGCTCGGCTATAATAGAAATAATATCATCCTTGACGATATCGTATTCGAAAAATGGACCCTTAGTAGCTGCAAGATCGGTACTTTTCTCTACGCATGCAGTGGTGATACATTTCATAATTTCACCAGCGAAGGCTTTTCCTTCTACACTATCATATTTTATATCCAATTCGAACATTACATCGGCAAGGCCCATAATACCAATACCGACTGGTCGATATTTTAAAACGTTATCTTTGAACCGATCATCAGGAAACATCATTCTGTCAATAATATTATCCATTAACCCCATGATTTCATAAGATACCCTATATAAGTTTTTAAAATCAAACTTCCCTTCCTTGATAAATTTGGATACGTTGATAGAACTAAGATTACAGGACATGTCAGGCAAAAGTGGTTGTTCACCACATCCTCTACTTACGTAACCTTCTGTTATCCATGTATCAGACACTGGTTCATGTAAATCTATAACTTCTCTTTCTCCGATATATTTTATAGAAAGAATTTTTGCTTTCCAAATGTTTCCTGTAAGAGAATAAGAAAGCACTGCTTTTTGCAACTTTAATTGTTTTTCTATATTTGAAATAGTTAATAGATTATAAATTGTTTTGAGAGAAGACCCTGAAATTATACATTCATATTTAGGTCCACCATGTATTTCTCTTTTTATTCCATTTTCTTCTATGGTGTTATTTCGATGTTTAAAACTTTGACCCATACTACAGTGAATGTTAAACATTAAAAGAACTCTGCGTAAGTCATGTACTAACATTCTGTTCGCAGAAGAAATCTTAATAGTAGGATGTGTTGATGATAAATTCACATTTCCATCAGTTGATATGTAACCATCAAGAAGACCTTTTAATATTTCTTCATTAGAATTGTATAAAATTTCAGGGATTCTTTTTTCTTTAGAATTTCCAAACAACATTAAACTATTTAAAATTGTTGACAAGGTGTCGTTTTTCTTGATACAAAACTTCATTGATTTATTAGTTTTGGAATATTCATATGAAAAATCTATTTTGTTTTCAATCAACAATTTTTCTATTTTTTTATTCCATTCTTCATCATCTTGATTTGATGAAATAGTAATATTGTTTGCTCTAATAGCAGATTCTGTTATACATCCATCACCAATTAAGATACCCAAAAGAAGACCGAATGAATAATTATCAATACCATATGTATTAAATTGGAAATTATTAGGCGGTCTACTAGGAGAAACCCTAACCCAATCACCTACTTCTAATTCTGATAATGGAATTTCTGTATATTTTTTTGTTGCCATTTTTCCAAAACCAAATTTTATTGCATGAAATTGATGCCCTTTAGTAGTAAACAATCTTCCACCATCAGAAAAATCAATTTGATATACAGGATGAAAAGATTTTTCAATAACATCAACTTTTCCTTTTCCTAAAACAGTAAGTATATCATCCCCTTCTTTAAACACATTGGCTTTTTTATAACCACTTGGTGTGCTAACAAAAGTATCACCAACAACACAGGGGTTCGTACATTCGATAAGTTTTATTTTTTTGAGGGGGTTGTATTTATTGATTGTATCAATAAAGAGTAAACCGGGGTCTGCTGTTTTCCATGCCATTTCCGTGAGTTTATCCCAAATTTCACCGGGCGGAATATCTCTCTCTGGTTCGCCATTTGCCGGGTTTAAAAGTTGAAATGGAGTATTTGTTTCCAATGATTTCATAAAACTATCTGTAATGGAAACGGAGATGTTCATATTTGACAATCTACCGTCGATCTCTTTACAGGAAATAAATTCAATAATATCTGGATGCCATACTTGCATAGCGCATAGGATTGCCGCACGTCTGGCTCTACCACCACTCTTTGTAGTTTCTCCGACCGCATCATATAGTTTCATAAACGAAATAGGGCCAGAACTGCGGCCAATGGGTGGTTTATCAGTTTTTCCTTCATAGATATTACTATCTTTTGCACGAAGATTTCCAATAGGAATACCAATACCGGCACCGTGCTGGAAAATCTTGCGGGCCACGTTGGCAACATCGTAAATACTATTCATACTGTCATCCAGACCTACAACCCAACAAGC